ATAAACCCCAATTTTGTTGCAGTATCAAAATACTTTTTTGTGTTAGCAACAATTCTTTCTTTCTCTAAAACCATAATAATAATCTATAAATATAATTAATTTTATACAAATATACTACACATTTAAATACAATTCAACCTATTTTGAAATTTGTTAAGCTTTTTCAGTTTCTTCGTTTAGAACTTGTTTATTATCTTCTTGCTTCCCAAAAACCAATGATTGATAAATGTTTTTTCTATCTTCAGTAACTTTGTTCATTGAATAAACATCCTTAACACTCTCAAAAAGATTATTTTGTAAAGTAGTTACAATTTCTGGATTCTTGATTAATTTTTTGATTGCTTCATACCAATCCTTGTGGTTCTTTTTAGAATCAATAAGAATTCCGTTAGCTGTTAAATCAAAACCACCACCAAACTGGATAGCATTTTTCAAATCAATTTTATATGGTCCAAAATCTTGTGCAATGATTGCTTTATGGTGAAAACCAGCTTCAATTACCTTTAATTGACTATTATGGTTTTTAATACCATTAGCGTTATATTCATGCACATCATTAACTTCAATATCATAAACAGTGTTTATAGAAGATTCTATATTAATAATTTCATCTTTAAAAATTATTTTATGTTCATTATTACTATGTTTACCAGTCACTAATTTTTCTAGTCTATTCTTTTTATGTTCAGAAACAAACCCAATCTCTTCACTAAATATTTCAGAGTTAAGTCTACCTAATGATAATTTATAATAGTATTTTCTATACGTTTTATTATACGTATGGGTTATTTTACCATTAATACCAAGACCTAATAACAATATTTGAACTTGTTGTATTAATTTTAAATCTTTACTAGTTAAACTAACACATGAATTTTCAGATACGGTACCGTCAGCTTCAAATAAACCTTTTAAAAATTCTTTAATTACTGATTTAGGTGACTCAAGAATTACTTTAGGTACTCTAAATGTTTTACCATGTGAACCACACCACCCATATTTTTTAGCTATTGATAAAAAATTTATACATGTTGATTTAATATCAACACCGAAACCTTCTTTAGCTAAAGAGTTATTACATCTTTTATCTGGTTTCTTTTCATATACTAATGGGTTTAAACCAATAGATTTATATAGATTAACCACATCGTCAACCACATCAGTATGTCTTTTATCACAAGAAATAGAAATACCAGATTTACCATTATAATGACCATCACCTAATAAATAACCTAATAATCTACCCCAATTTTCATTTATTCTAATTCTAGGTAACATATCTTCAGAGCTATTATCTATTTTTTCTTGTGTGATATTTTTAGTTAATAACATAGGATATGTTATCTCTTGGTATTCTGTTTGTAAAAAAGTAGGTTTAGTTAATTCAATATGTTCACCAATTGTTAAATCTTTAAGTTCAACCCATTTATCATCTTTAAAAATTCTATGGTGTGGTGTGCCTTCTAATTCAAAACCATTTTTAGTTGTTATTTTAATAGTATCAACATTTTCATATTTAAAATAATTAACAACATCGTTTTCAACACCATTTAATTCAGTTTTTAAACTTAATTCATTTTCAACAATGTCTGAAATATGTTTAAATCCATTATTCGTTGAAATTAATGAATCACCAACAATACATTTTGATTCGTTAAAGACGTTTTCTTCAATTGGTGCCAATGATACATCAAACAAGTTATAATTAGATGCATAAGATGAAATTGGTTTAGTCCAAACCCGTCTATAAGACTCGTTAGCAACATTTGGGTATTCTGAATTAGGTTCAAATTTCATTAAGAAATCATGGTACTCTGGACTAACATTTTTATAATCATCAGTAAAGATTTTCTCATATTGATACCAAACACTTTCCGATGGTTTAATAGGTCGTGTTTTTTGTTGACCAGTTGATTGGTCTATCTCAGTATGTGTACCACGAGTGTCAAATCCACATAAAACAAATTGAACTTTATCCAATAATTTATCGGTTCTAAGTTTACCAACAACACCTCTCAACAATTCTAAATCTTTTAAATGGGAAGAACCACCTAACCAACCAATTCTTAACCGACCATTAGAAGGTTCTAAGTTTGGTGTAAATTGTTTTTCAGTTGGGTCGATTGCATTTGGTAATACATAAACATTTTTGTTTACTTTAGCAATTTTATCAGCAAACAAAGTTGTTGTTGTTGTAATATTTTCAGCAACTTTAAGATTGTTTAAAATCTTTTCATCTAATTTGGCTTGTTTGATTAGGTGATATGCTGGGTGATGTGGACCAGGTGCCCAATAGTCATCCAAATCCATAATAGTAACAATACCCATAGATTTTAATTTATCTAATAAAGCTGGCATTTGTTCATATTGTCCAAGTGTTCTATGGTAATGAATAATGTCATATTGTTTTAAGAATGCATCATCATTTAAGTTTGGCTCAAAATCAATATCAACTGAAAATTCATCTGGATAATTATTTTCTAAAGCGATGTGTGGGTTTGTAGAACGGAAATAACCTACTCCAGTTCTATCACTTGCTACTACTAATACTTTTAATTTTCTCATATAGTTTTGTTTAATTTTTTATAATAATCAAATATATGATTCTTGAAATATTTGTAAAGTATAGATAATAAAAAAGGGCTAATTAATAGCCCTTTTTGTTATTTTTTAGTGTTTAACTTACCTTCTTTGATTAAGACTGTAATCGTTTTTTTGATTGCAGCTTCGGTAATTCGTTTTTCGTAATCGTTTTTAAAGAAATTATCAATACCTTCTTTAATCATGGCTTGTAATTGTTCTTTGCTAACAGTAACCATACCAGAGTTATTAACATTTTCTGTTAAAGGTTGTCTAGTTTGTGGTTGTTGTTTAGGTTGTATACCAGTCATTCTAGCTATTGCTTCTGGTGACACTTTTGATGGTGGTCCAGATAATCTAGGTATTCTATTTTTAAGCATTGCTTCTTTGATTGCTGGTGGTAAGTTTGATGCCATCACTTGTTCTTCAGTATAATCTACTATTTGTGTAACATCTCTTTCTGGTGCTTTATAATCACCATAATGCATATCCTTCTCATCAGATTCATCATATCCGTAGCCTTGTGTTGTTTGCTGTGGTGTATAAGATTCTACTAAACCGCTATCACTACCTTTTTGTACGATAGGGTTTTTAGCTTCAACTTGTTGCATCACTTGTTTTGACCTAGCTAATAAACCTTCTAGTGCCCCTAACGGAACTGGTGCTGGCATTTCCATAACTATTTTTTATTTAATTCATTATTATTGTTAATATTAGGGTTTTGACTAATATCACTTCTTTGTCGTGTAAATGTAGCTGGGTCAATTTTATTGTGAACCACAGACATCGACTTATCACCAACTTGATTATATGAAGGTATTGAAACATCGTAATCAGAAACTGGGTTAGCCCATTTCATGTTTGTTGGGTACCAACCTACAATCTTATCCAATCTAAAAATCTTCCAACCGTTCTTTTCAGTTTTACTACCACCAACTATTTGATAAGCTCTTATAGCTTGATTACCACCAATTGATTTTGGGCTTGTACCTTTCATTGTGTCGCTATAGTTATAAACTTGTATATATCTTTTACTAGGAACAGTTTCACCATCATCCATATATAAAATATTCACATTATATTTACCTTCTATTGCAGCAATAACATCCCTTTCAGAAACACCTTCAGTTATTAACCTTTTTTGGGTTTCTTCAAATATAATTTCATTAAATAGATTGTAAAGCTTCATATAAAAATTTTTAGATGATTACTTGACCAACGTTAGCTTTGGTATTTGGAATTTTATAGTTGTTAGCAGAAGTTACAGTGTTAGTTGCATCTGTAGGTGAATAACCCCATACAGCTAAATTATTACCAAGTGATTTTGAACGACCTAATCCAGTACCAACTATACTACTACCTACTTTACCGTTACCACCGTCTATGTCATAACCATCACCACCCTTGTAGTCAACCGCTGCTGTGAAGTTACCGTTAGAAAGTCCAGCACCAGTTCCTTTTCCACGATAAGGTGTTTTAGCGTCACTAAGTGCATTTGTGTTTGATAACCCATATTGGTCATTAACATTATTTGTTATTGTTGGGTTCTTGAATGAAGAACCATATAATAATTTTGTTTGTGTTATTAACACTGGTCTTCCTAGACCAGCGTGAGGTCCCGAACCTGGGATTGGATTACCGTTTATTGCATAGTATTCTAATCTAGATTGTTGACCATTATAAGGAACTGGAGCTGCCATAATTTATAAGTTTTGTTTTTTGTTATTGTTATTCATGTACTCTATTAAATATCTTATAATAGAGATTTCTTCGGTTAATGCTTGGTCATTTGTCAACACATCTTTTTTTCTTGACTGTATTGCTTGGTCATTTGACATTATTTTGTTGGTTGTACTTGGTCCAGAATGGTCGCTACCTTTCGTTACTTTAGCGATATCAACTTGTGTAGGGTCTTTTTCTTTTTGGAATTGGTTTTCTCTACCAGTATCCATACCTACTTTCTTTTTAGCATAGTTGATTTCTCTTTCTTTGCTTACCAATGGTTCAATTTCAGTTAATCTGTTTTCACCACCTAGTCTTTGATATTCTGAACAATCTGAATTTTCTTCACACATAGTTTTAGCTTTTTTCAACCTAGACACTTCCATGGCATAAGCTTGATGCTTTTTACCATCATCGTTTTGGGTTTTCAAAAATTTATTATGTATTTGTGAATTCATTATAAGTTTTTAGTTTTATTCGTATTATTTTTTTTACCCATAATAGCTTTTGTTAATTCTTCTAATTGAGCATCTGTTAAGTCAACATCATTGATGGTATTCATAAGTTTTTCAACTTTTGGATTGTAGTTTTTATCAGTTACATCATTGTTTTTACTTTTTTTAACTAAATCCTCAATTTTCTCTTCAACGTGTTTCTTTTTGATGACAGTATTTTTGTTTTCAGCAACATTAATTGTCTGACTACCACCAGCACGTGTACCACCAAAGCTATATACAGCAAACCAAGGAATATTTTGTCTGTAACGACCAAATACCTTGTCACTAGTTGTTGGTTCACCCTTTTCATATTCAGAATCATCATTAAAAGGTTTATCAACTGGTCCAGTTTCTATTTCACTATTATTGGTTACGTTTCTATCGTTACCACCAGCAAATATGTCCCCACCAACTAATTCTACTATTTCTTTCTTTTTAAATGTAGCCATAATTTGTCTTTTTATATAAATATATTGAAAAGATAGAATATTTATAATAAAACCTATAAATATGGCGTTTAGAACAAAATTAGACTTTTCAAGCAATAGACAAGTAAAACAACACGAAAAAACTATAACAGCATTATCTGGTGGTACCTCTTTTGGGTTACCATATGGTTCAATGACATCTGGCCCAGATTTAAATACATCTGCTATTACTCAAACAATATCATCTTTGCTTGGTAATACTAGTACATTTTCTGGTAATGGTACAACAACAAACTTTACATGGTTTGATAGTAGAATGGATTTAGGTAGTAGTAGTTTATCCGCTATAACACCATCAAATTCAGCAACAACACAAAACACTGGTATCATTTTTACTTCTGACACAACAACAATTATTGATAATAACCTTGTTAATTTAACATATAGTGGTGTGTCCTTTGATGCTTCTCCTTTGACAATGGTTAGTTTGGGTGGTGGTGATTATAGTGGTACGGTAGTTACATATACATTAGATATTCTTTCTGCTAGTACATTAGATTTTACTGGTAGGACAATATGGAATGATGTTTCTGGTATAACTAGAACTGAAAGACTTATCATAACTGATAACCCAACAGTTGGGTATGTGTGGACTTGTATTGATTCTGAGGGTATGGGTGAATGGCAATACAACGGTACTGGTTCAACATCAACAATATGGACTGCTGGAACTGGTGCTAATTCAGCTGTGTTGGGTGGTAGTAATGGTATTGCGAGTGGTACTACATCGGTGTCTGAAGGTTATGGTACAATAGCTGGTGGTAATTATTCACACGCTGGTGGTTATAATACAATTACTAGTGGTTTAAATTCATTTGTTCATGGTGAAAATTCTAAGGCTGATAATAATAATACGATAGTTTTTGGTAAAGATATAACTGGTACATCGGCTAACACAGTTTATGTACCTAGTTTAATAATTAACACTGGTGGTACTGGGTCTATGTTAGGTATAAATACATCATCACCACAATATGTTATTGATGCTAAAGGTAATAACGCTAGACTTGTTTTGGCTGATACCTATACTGGAGATGACTTACCTTTCAAGAGTTTTGTTTTTTCTGCTAATAGTACTAATGTACCACAAATAGTAGCAGCTACTAATAATTATACTGGTGGTTTAGGATTAGGTTTAGCTATGGGTGTTGTGGGTAATAATTCGATATCAACAGCCACTTCAGAATTGGTTGGTACTTCTGGTGATACATACATAAATTCAACACAACAAACAAACAACTTAAATATCCTTAATAGAAGTGGTGGTAGTGGTACTAACCATATAAGAATGTATGCTGGTGTAGATGGTGTTAGTGCAGCAGCAGAACCAGATTTTTTCATACAAGGTAATGGTACGACAGATAGAGGTTATATTGGAATTTATACTGCAACGCCATCAGAGAAATTAGATGTTAATGGTAATGCTAGATTTAGAAGTATTGGTTCGTCAGCGTCATCTGGTGCATTGCATTATACAGCTAATGGTACACTTACAACCAATACATCTGATGAAAGACTTAAAACAAACATAACAACACTTACTGGTGCGTTGGTTAAAGTCAATCAATTAAGAGGTGTAAGTTATAATTGGAAAGAAAATCCAACTGGTGATACTAGAATTGGTTTTGTAGCTCAAGAAGTTAATAGTGTAGTTCCAGAGTTGACATTCACAAATCCTAATAGTTCAGAAAGTTATATGGGTGTACATTATGATAACGTAACCGCGTTGTTGGTTGAGGCTGTAAAAGAATTAACTACTGGTATTACGACTTCAAATAATACTCATTTAGAAACACAAACAATACTTGCTGAGGACAACAATATTGACCTAAACTATAGTGGAACACCAGAGAGTGCAATTGGTGGTGGTATACGTGTACTACATGCGTTAGGTGTTGATTCTTCAGCTGAATTAATAACAGATTCTGAGGGTAATTTCATAACAAATAACAATTTTAAACCTAATTCATTAACGATACCATTCTACAAACCAAATTCTTCTGAAGATATTAATGGTAATATTGGTAACATTACCAGAGATGATGAGTATTTATATATTAAATGCCAAGATGGGTGGAGACGCTCTAGCTTAGAAAGATTTTAAAAATGGGGAATATAAAAAACTTTAATTTCAATAAACTAGATTTAAAATTATCCAATAGTGATTATTGGGATATGTTTTTATCTACCGATGGAGGACCATCATTACCTTGTAGTGGTGCAACTATTGGTGACTGTAACGTTGTGTTTTTTGATTTTAATAATCCATCAATCTATTCCACTGGTGCAACATCTGCTGATACTATATATAGTTTGGTCCATTGGACTGGGGCGACAAATACTGGATATACCATAGATACTATAGGTTTTACTGGTATTGATAATGGTTTTATAACTTTTGATAAACTAGGTGGGGATACAACCAACGAATCATTATTAAATGCTTTAACTGGAAGTTCTTTATCGATACCTAGTGATGATTATAGGATGATGTTGACTAGGGTTACTGGTACAACTGGAAACTATGAATACCCAATTGATATTATTGGTGCCGATAAAAAATTTGCATATTTAAATGGTGGTTTTTATCAAGGTTTTTATAAAATTGATGGGACAACATATGAACTTTTACCTAATCGAGTTAACCATGCATGGTCTGCTGAGTTCGTAGTTAATTTAGCAAATAGCAATCTTAATTTTAGCGGTCAAACACTAAACGATATATACCCAGAAAACAAGGGTATTTTCTTTTATATGGGTACTCGTGCTGAAAACAAATTCTGGAATACTTTTGAGGGTAACAGCACTGGATGTACTAGTGGTTGTACAGTACCTTCTGGGTGTACGGATACTATTAATGAATGGTGTACAATCCCAAAAGAAACTGATATTAGTTTAAAAGGACCTTACGATGTTTTAATTCCGTTAAACCCACCGTTGATTAATATTGATGTGGTAACAAATCCTTTTTTAATATATGGTAGAGGTGATGGTAACACCTATTGCGGTGATTCTACTGATGGGTTAGGTTCTCAAACAGTTAGTACATATAGTGGTGGTGGACAAGTTGTTGTTACGCATAGTCAAGTAGTTACAAATAAAACAAACCCATTTTTAGTATATGGTAGAGGTAATGGTAATACCTATTGTGGTGATTCTACTGATGGATTAGGTGGTGAGACGGTTAGTACTTTTACTGGATTCACAAAAGACCAAGATACATTGGATTATAATTTAGACATTATAGACAATGCGTTTGCTTTTAGAATAACGGATGATGGTAGAATTGGTTATAGAAGTTTAACGGTTACTGGTGATTGTATAACAACAGATGATGGGTTAAAAAATGTTACTGGTATAACAATAGAAGAAAAATATTCAGATGCTGATATAATTAAATCTGAAGAATGGACATATATTGCAGTTAGGTTTGTCATGCCTTATTTGGATGATTGTGAATTAAAATTACCTAATAAAAGAAAAGGTAAACTTATGTTCTATGTCAATGCAAAATTAAAATTTGTTGTTGATGAAGTTGATGAATTTATTGGAAGAAGACTTAATGATAGTAGTTTAAAACAAGTGGGTGTACCATTTAATTTTAGTTTAGGTGGTGGTTCTTTAGGTTTGTTAGAAAGTCAAACTTTTGATGGTCTAGACATGGCTGATAGAGGGTTACCGATAGAAAAGAATTTTGGTGGTACATTCGTTGGTGGTATTTCTCAATTTAAATTTAACATATGTGATTTACTTTTTTGTGATATTGAATATAATTATAAAAAAATAAAAGATTATTTAGAAAACACTAATAACAACATCTCACCTATAGTTGATGGTATTTATTATGGTAAATTAATCAATACTAGTGTTGATTTAACCAATATTGGTAATTTAACATTTAAAACAACCCATTCGGCTGTTAATAGTTATGTTTCATTTATGGGTAACACAAATGCTTTTTGTTATATACTTATACCATCAACATTTGCACAACCTAGCAATTTGAAAAATAGCTCTAGTGGTTGTTTGAGTTTTGAAGTACCTTATATTAATATGCCAGATATAACAGTAATTGATACTAATGGTAATATGATAACTTACAAGGTCTATAGAACTTTCTATAAAACTAACGGTGATTTAGATATTTGGATGTGTAATTAAAATAATATTAATAAAAATGTTTTATGTCAAATAATACGAAAATACTTGGTGGTGTTCCTATTATGGGGTTTATTTCCCCGAATAACACATATGATACTTACCCAGTAATTGAACCGTTATATGGTATTGATGGTCTTAGGAACGTTGATACACTAGCAGATTTAAACGAAATACCAGAAGAAAGACGTAGAGCTGGTATGCTTGTTGGTGTGTTTGGTGGTTCCGTATTTTTCAAATTAAAAGATGTTGAGTGGAGTGGTACAATCGATGATTGGGATGAGATTGAAATAACATTAAAAAAAGATGTAATTAAACATGTTGATAAAGAAACACCTATTGGTGCTATCAATAACTCTAACACAATTTTTGAATTAACACACATTCCAATACACGGTAGTGAACATGTTTATCTTAATGGTTTACTATTAGAAAGCGGTTCTGATAATGATTATATGATATATGGTAATGCAATAATGTTTAATTATCCTTTGATTGAAGACATGCGTTTAAAATGTAGTTATAGAACTTTGTAGTTTATTTCCCAAAATAAAGTGTTTTTATAATAATTAACACTATTTATCATTAAATATATTAATATGTGTGAATCCATCAGGTATGTAACATCTGATTTATATTTAACATCCTATCTAAAAGTTAAGGGTTTTAAATTTAAAGTTGAAAAAGATAAAAATAAGTTTAACTTTATTTTTGAAGACACCGAATACTTGTCTAACCATGTGAATGAGTATTTAACTGAATGCGGTTCTTGTGAACCACTAGCCTATACAAATGCTATCAAAAACATAAAAAATTTATTGTTCAATATTAAATAATTCATAATATGGGTTATTTTTTGATTAATACTGATATTTTTAATATTGGCAGTATAATTATTTATGTAAATAATAACAAAATAACGTAAACCTAAAATTAATTTAAAATGGAAAACGAAAATTCAAACACTGAAATGGAAGCGATGAGAGCTGAAATGGAAACAAAAAGAGCTGAAATGGAAACAAAAAGAGCTGAAGAAAGAGCTGAGATGGAAGCAAAAAGAGTTGAAGAAAGAAAAGAAATGGAGGTGAAAAGAGCTGAAATGGAGGCTAATATGAAAGCTAAAATGGAAGCCAAAAAAGCTGAATTCAAAGCTAAACAAATTGCTGAACTACAAGCAAGAATTGATGAGCTAAAAAATCAATAGGGTAGCCAACAAAAATAACGTTAAATAGGGTTTTATTATTAATTCATATTGGGTTATAATAACCATAGATTTATGAACATGTTCATAATTTTTTTATTGTAGTTTTTGTTAAGGAATACGTAGGGTTAGCATACTTTTTAGTCGGTGGTATGAGTCTAATAAATTAGTTATAAAATAATATGATTTTTTTTTAGATTAAACCGATTTTTTAGAAAATCACCCATATTTATTAATAAAATTAATATGAAAATTAAACAAGAAGAAAATAAACATTCTATTTCAGATTTATATTTAGCTGCATATTTAAAAACCAAAGGTCAAAAGTTTAAATTATCTAAAACAAATAATAAATATTTGTTTCAATTTGACAAGACCGAATCTCTTACTGATTTAATTAATGAATATTTAAATGAAAATGGTATATGTGAACCATTAGCTTATACTAACGCTATTAAAAACATAAAAACATTAATTTATAATAATAAATAACACCTAATAACTTAAAAAAAAATGGGACAAACTAAAATTGTATTAAATCGCCAAGCCGATTTAATTTTGGACAATGCTATCATTAGAACACCTAGTGGTCTTACTGAGAGTGATATATCTGGGTTAGTTAGTGATTTATCAGCGTTAAATTCGGCTGATTCATCGATTTCAACTAAATTATCAACTGATATGTCAAATGAAATCGTTGCTCGTGTATCTGGTGATGCATCTGTCAACGTAATATTATCAAATGAAGTAGTTAGAGCTACGTCTGCTGAAGCTTCAATAATCGCTTTTGAATCAGCTGCTATGTCAACTGAGGTTGCTACACGTATTTCTGGTGATGAGTCTTTAGCTTCTGTAGTATCAATCGCAATTTCTAACGAAGTAGTTGCTAGAAATACTGCTGATTCAATTATTGATTCAGCATTATCTGCTGAAACTTCTAATCGTTTAGCTGCTGATGTAACTATTCAAAATTACTTAGATGCTGAAGAATTAAGAGCTGAATCTGTTGAGACTATCTTAAGTGGTGCTATTTCATCTGAAATTAGCCGTGCTAACGTTGCTGAAGGTTCTTTAGGTATTTTATTATCTTCTGAGGTTTCTGCTCGTATTTCTGATGTTGATACTGAAGAATCTAGAGCTACATCTGCTGAGGGTTCATTGGCTTCTAATTTATCATCTGAAGCTTCTAGAGCTATTCTTGCTGAAGGTTCTTTAGATACAGCTGTTATCAATGAGAAAAACAGAATTGACGCGATTTTATCTGCTTCAACATTCTCTGCTGACTCTTTCGCTGAAATAGTTACTTTGATTAACTCTATCGATACTGGTAATGACGAAGGTTTTGCATCATATGTATTATCTAACGATGCTGCTTTAAGTACTGAGTTGGTTGCTAGAGCATCTGCTGATACTTCATTAGCTGCTAATTTATCTTCTGAAGAGTCTAGAGCTACAGCTGCTGAAGCTTCATTAGCGTCTAATTTATCTTCTGAAGCTTCTAGAGCTACACTTGCTGAAGGTTCTTTGGATACTAAATTATCTGCTGAGGAGTCTAGAGCTACATCTGCTGAGTCTTTATTAGCATCTGGTTTATCATCTGAGATTGTTGCTAGAACATCTAATGATACATTATTCGAAGCTAACTTATCTGTTGAGACATCTAGAGCTACATCTGCTGAGGCTTTATTGAGAAGCGATTTATCTTCTGAGATTATTGCTCGTGTATCTGACGTTGATGCTGAAGAATCTAGAGCAATGTCTGCTGAAGCTTCTATTAACGTAGCTACATCAACTAATATGTCAACTGAAGTTGCTGCTAGAACATCTGCTGATACTTCATTAGCTTCTAATTTATCTTCTGAATTAGTTGCTAGAGACTCTGCTGATACTTCATTAGCTACTTCTGTTAGTAGTCAAATGTCAAGTGAGGTTGCTGCTAGAACATCTGCTGATGCTTCTTTGAATAGTGGTTTATCATCTGAGATTGTTGCTAGAACATCTGCTGATACTTCATTGACAACTAGAGTATCTACTGAAACATCTAGAGCTACAGTTGCTGAGGCTTCTTTATCTACTTTATTAAGTGGTCAAGTGTCAAGTGAGGCTGCTGTTCGTGTTTCTGGTGATACTTCATTACAAACACAAATTGACTCTTTACCTTTCACTGATAACGCTACAGTTGAAGTAGCTAGTAATAGCTTACGTTTGAAAGATTCTGTTGGAGCTGCTAGTGGTGGTACTCGTACATGGGCTGGTTTACAAAACGCATCGGTGCAACCAGATACATTAGCTGGATTTGGTGATTTAACTTATATCACTAAAGCTTACGCAAGTGTTCAAATGTCAACTGAAGTTGCTACTAGAACATCTGCTGATACTTCATTAACAACTAGAGTGTCTACTGAAACATCTAGAGCTACAGTTGCTGAAGCTTCTTTATCTACTTTATTAAGTGGTCAAATGTCAACTGAGGTTGCATCTAGAACATCTGCTGATGCTTCATTAGCTACTTTATTAAGTGGTCAAATGTCAACTGAGGTTGCGTCTAGAACATCTGCTGATACTTCATTAACAACTTCTGTTAGTACTGAAAGAAACAGAATTGATGCGATTTTATCTGCTTCAACATTCTCTGCTGACTCTTTCGCTGAAATAGTTACTTTGATTAACTCTGTTGATACAACAAACGATGAATCATTCGCTGGTTATGTATTATCTAATAACGCTGCTTTAAGTACTGAATTAGTTGCTAGAGCATCTGCTGATACTTCATTGGCTACTTTATTAAGTGGTGATATGTCAACTGAGGTTGCATCTAGAACATCTGCTGATGCTTCATTAGCTACTTTATTAAGTGGTGATATGTCAAGTGAGGTTGCTACTAGAACATCTGCTGATGCTTCATTAGCTACTTTATTAAGTGGTGATATGTCAAGTGAGGTTGCTACTAGAACATCTGCTGATGCTTCTTTAGCTTCTAATTTATCTTCTGAAGCTTCTAGAGCTACAGCTGCTGAATTATCATTATCTAACTTGTTAGGTGCTGACGTATCAACTGAAATCTCAAGAGCGACATCAGCTGAAGCTTCTTTGGGTTCTGCATTAAGTGCTGAAATTTCTAGAGCTACTTCAATTGAAGGTACTTTAGATGTTAAGATATCAGATATTATTTCTAATGCTGACTTGACACAAGTTGATTCATTTGTTGAAACAATTAACCAATTTAATTCAATGATTGAGACTAATTTTAATAGTATTTATGCTAAGAAAAATACATCTTCTCAAGCACCTAATGGTACTGCTACAGTATTCCCATTGGTTAACGCTGTTAAGGTTGGTTCTGAGCAAGTATACTTAAACGGTCTTATGTTAGATGCTGGTGATTATACAACTACAGTAGTTGATAGTGAAGTAACTGAAATAACATTTAATTTGGCACCAGATTCAGGTGACAAAGTAGTATTCTACGGTGTTTACGGTTCATTCACTAACGTTGATTTTGAATAACACAAAATAATTAATCATTTAAAGGAAGGTTAGGTTTAAAGCCTAGCCTTTTTTTAATATGATATTTAAAAATAAAAATAAAAATTATGACAAATATAATAAATCAATATGGACAAGTTAAGTTGGGTGTTAGAATACCACCATTATACCCAGCATTTGTAACCTCTGGATTAGGGTTTAGTTACGATGCTTTCGATTCAGCATCATATCCAGGAACTGGAAATATTTTCTATGATACCTCTGGAAATAATAGAAATATGACATTATTAAACCAAGTTTTACCATCAGGTACACCAAGTGGTAGTAATATCTCTTATGTTAATACTGGTATTAAAAGATTAGTATTTAACTACTCAGCTGGAGGTTCTAATGGTTCCAATTCATATGGTAAAGTTCCATTATCAACAACAATTGATGCTAATGGATATACTTTCGGTGGTTGGGTTCAAAACATAACAGGCGGTGGTTATACATTCCAAAAAGGAATGGATGGTGTTTATGGTGGATGGGCCATTACACTGAGTGTTGGCGATGCTAGTGCTTCGATGGGTATAATTAATGCTAATAGTCAATACGTTGGCTTCGGGTCTAATTTAACATTAACTAGTAACCAATGGTATTATGTTGTTGGTCAATATGTTCATAATACATCATTAAAAATCTATGTTAACGGAGTATTAGCAAATACGGTTAATCAAACAACTACACAAATATCACTTCGTAATTCACCAGGATGGACTATAAGTGGTGTGGCAACGAATATACAAGGTAAGTCTGTGGTATCAACATTCCATACATATAATAGAGTATTGACATCAGATGAAATTCTTCAAAATTTCAATTCAAATAAATCCAGATACGGATATTAAAAAATAAAAAATAATTATGATAGTAAAAATAATAAATGAAGCATTATATAATATAGTTACTTATCCAGATAATGAAGGTAACGTATATTTTAATCCAATAGCACATGGCGATAACACTTGGTATGTCACAACTGAAGATGTTAATAATTGTGATTTTGAATTCTTCAATTTTCTTAAAAATCATGAAGATATAGAAATTTAATTAAATTAATAAATATAAAAAATGGAAAACGTATACAAATTAACAGAAACACAAAAAGACCTATTGGTAGGTCAAACATGGGATGGGGTTCAATTCTTTAATCCAACTCAAGATGCAGACGAAAACTGGTTTATTTCAGTTGAGGAAGTGAATGGATGCACTCACGAAAATGGTGCATTCGAATGGATTCATGAATTACCACTTATCCCTTACAATCCAGTTATAAGTGAATTACCATTATAATAAAAACTAATAAACTTAATTAACATGCAAGGATACAAATATACAACAGAACAAGAAGCAATTGATGCAAGAGCACAAGCAGCTTCATATATGGGATTACCTAACCCAACAATGGATACATTATATTGGGTTAACTATAGTCATTCAGAACTTGACGGTTTCTACTACATTCAACACGTTGAAGGACTTGAGGATGTACTAGGTGAACCAATTGAATTTACAGTTACATTTCCCGAACTAAACTAAAAAAATAAATTAATTAAATAAATATGGCAAATATAATAAATCAATATGGTCAAGTTAAATTGGGTGTTCAACCAACACCTCCAACACCACCTAAATTATTAGATATTTATACTAATTCTGCTGGTGCTTTTTCTTTAAGAAAACTTAGAACAGCGTATAACGGTGCTGCAATTAAAGTTAGACGTTCATCCGATAATCAATCACAAGATATTGGATTCGATGCTAATGGTAATTTAGACACAACATCTATGTTATCATTTGTTGGTGCTGGTAATGGGTTTGTATCTATATGGTATGACCAATCAGGTAATGGTAGAAGTTCTACCCAAACAACATCATCAAGTCAACCATATATTGTTATCAATGGTTCTCTTTCCGTACAAAACGGTAAACCAGCATTATATTTTGATGGGGCCAATTCATGGCTAGTATGTTCACCATTTACAAACTCTACATACCAAGTAGAACCATTCAGTTTAATCTCAGTAATGGGGCTTAATCCTGGATATTCAACTAGTGGAGTTTATTGTCCATATGGTACATATAGTACCTCCCAATTTAGGTTAAGAATTAATAATAATAAATATGAGATATATAATGGGTCAACAGGACTATTAAGTTCTGTAAACGCAAGTTCTGGACAAAAAATAATATCAAATATTTATAGTGGTACTGATAAACTAAGAGTGAATGGCGTTGAGGTGATAAGTGGGAATTCTGGGAATGCGGTTGGAACGTATTTTGGGATAGGAAGAAGTTGGTGGTCAGGATGGAATTATTATGGATATATCCAGGAAACTATTGTTTATCAAACAGACCAAAGCACTAATATTTCAAGCATCGAATCAATCATTAACTCATTCTATTCAAGCTATTAGTATCTTACAATCCAATTATAAGCGAATTACCTATGTAATAATAACAATAAATAAATAAATATAAATATGGCAAATATAATAAATCAATACGGACAAGTTAAGTTGGGTGTAAGATTTGCATCAGCACCATTAGTGTCTTCTTATCTTTTAGACACGTATAGTGGAGCGACTGCTGCTTATTCACTACGTAAATTATCATCAACTTATAGCGGTAATGCGATACGTATAAGACGTTCAAGTGATAGTACTTCACTAGATATTGGATTTACAGCTAATGGTGGTCTAGATACTACATCAGTTTTATCATTTATCGCTGGTGGTACAGCTTTTGTGTCGATAATATATGACCAATCTGGAAATGGTAATCACGCAACACAAACAACCGCATCATCTCAACCTTTATTAGCTGTCGGTGGTATAATCTATACTTTAAATGGTAAACCAATCATTAGAACAACTATACCTGGACTTGGTGGGGCACAAATTTATTTTAATACTCCAATATCTAACCTTCAACCACGACCAATTTCAATAGTTCAAGCTGGTGTTATTTATCAATTAGCAAGTAATATTTATGGTAATGTGACTTGTACTTTAGGTGGTGGTAATAGTGGTGGTTTAGGTGGTGGTAGATACACATTCGGAGTTACTCCTTCAAATTTTAGTATATATAGACAAAATACTGATGGGTCAGCGGTTAGTGTTAATAATGGTGTATATAATAACAATGGTTATATACAACAAGGTCATTTTGACTCAACAACTTTAACTAATAGATTCAACGGTAATGATGTATCAACTAGTATTACTGATACTAACCAATATAATTTATCTTCCAATTTCACATTAATGGGGGGTAATATATCTAATAATTTATTTTTTGGTAATGTGGGGTTATTAGAAAATATCTTTTATTTAAACAATCAAACATCCAACCGTACTGGTATTGAATCAAACATAAACTCATTCTATTCAATTTACTAAACATGATAGGATATAAATACACAATAGAACAAGAAGCAATTGACGCAAGAGCGCAAGCAGCTTCATATATGGGATTACCTAACCCAACTGGTGATACATTATATTGGGTTAATTACGAATATTCTCATTTAGATGGATTCTATTACATTCAACACGTTGAAGGGTTAGAAGCTGTACTAGGTGATACTATTGAGTTTGAAATCACAATCCCAGAACTAAACTAAAAATAAAATAAATAAATAAAATAAATTATGGCAAATATAATAAATCAATACGGACAAGTTAAATTGGGTATTAGAGTTCCATCGTCACCATTGATTTCATCACTATGGAATAGCATCTATTCCGTTTACAATGCAGATGCTGTCGGTTCATCATCACTAAAAACATCGTTATTCGCAGCGTATAATGGAGAATCAAACACAAATGACTCATTTGGTAGTAATAATGGTACACCTGTAGGTGGTTTAACTTATACTACTGGTAAAATTGGTAATGCGTTCCAATTTAATGGTAGTACTGCTTATGTTAGTATACCAAATACATCAAATCAATTTAATTTTGATGGTGATTTTTCTATATCAACATGGGTAAATACACCTAATTATACTAGTAGTAGAATTATTTTTTCTAATTATTCACTAGGGGGAACTTATGGTTATGGAATAATGATTTACCATGCTAATACTAATATTTTTGGTTGTGCATTATATAACGGAAATACAATAGGTCAATATCACACAAGTGCTGGTATTACTACTAATTCATGGAACCATGTTGTTGTTGTTAGAAAAGTCGGGCAGAATACTAAAATATATATTAACGGCACATTAGCTAGTGGGTCATATCCATTAGGGAATTCATCAATAGCACCATCATTCCCTGGAACTCAAATAGTAAATATAGGTTCGTATTCAAATGGTTCTAACCTTGCAACTTATCAGCAAGATGCTACTACCATATGGAATAGAGAATTAACCGCATCCGAAATCACCGAACTATACAACTCAGGTAACGGTGCACAATACATTACTGATTCATTCTACAAACCAACAACAAGCGATGCGTTAAACACGTATAACGGAACAGCACAAGGTGGTTTAACTTATGGTGTTGGTAAAGTTGGAACTGCGTTTCAATTTAATGGTACTACTGCTTATGTACAACTAGGTGACGTTATGGATGTTGGAACAAGTAGTTGGTCTTACTCAATGTGGTTCAATGTTAATTCATTAAACTCTGGTACATATTTAGTACTTTTCTCCAAATCCCTAGCCGCAGCATTAACAGGTAGGGTATGGATAACTACTTATGGTAATAAAATGCAATTTAACTTTGACGCATTAACTAATGTTAATATCATAAATACTGAATCTACCACTACTTTTAACACAAACACTTGGTATCACCTTGTTTGTGTGTTAGATAGAAATGATAAGTTAAAGATGTATATAAATGGTGTACAGGAAAATTTAAGTACTATCTCAGGTACTAATAATTTAACACCTTATTCAGCAACTAATTACAATACAAATAATCCATTTAGAATTGGTGCATATACTGCATCTGATAACACTACTGCTATTGGTTTCTATAGTGGTAAAATTGACGAGTTTAACGTATGGAATCGTGTATTAACCCAATCAGAAATCACGGAACTATACAACTCAGGTAACGGTAAACAATACCCTAACTAATAATTAACTAAAACTTAAAAAAATATATCATGAAAGTAAGACAATTGACAGCAGAACAAAAAGACCTATTAATCGGTCAAATGTGGAATAACCAAGCATATTTCAACCCAACAATAGACGCAGATGGAAATTGGTTCATATCAAACGAAGAAGTGAATGGATGCGAAAAACCAGAATTCGCTTGGGTTAAAGAATTAACTGAGATTGACTATAATCCAGTAGTATCTGAATTATCATTCTAATAAAAACTAAAAAATTAAATATAAATATGGCAAATATAATAAATCAATACGGACAAGTTAAGTTAGGTGTAAGAAGTACCATCACTTCTCCTACGGATGCGGACGCTTTAGCATTCATAACCGCGGCAGCAATTACTGGTGCGACTCAACAAAATGCAATCATAACATTGGTAACTCAATTAAAAACTTACGGCATTTGGAGCAAAATGAAGGCATTGTATCCATTTGTGGGTGGAACAGCTGCTCAACATAGGTTTAACCTTAAAGACCCAAGAACGGTAAATGCTGCGTTCTATTTGGATTTCTTAGGAGGTGGTACTCATAGCGCAAATGGGTATCAACCTAATGGTAATTCATATGCTGAGACTTATTTTAATCCTACAACTGGATATAGTGTTAATAATAGCGCCCACATTTCATTTTACTCACGCACAAATTCTTCAGAAATTTTTGATACAGAAATGGGTTGTTATGATGTTAACAATCTTGTCATTACTACAAGGCGTTCAGACCAATCAAACAATACATTTTTATTTGCTAATACAAATAACGGTATAAACTTTGTTGATTCAGATTCATTAGGTTTATATGTTTCAAATAGAATAAACAACCAAGCAAATGGATTTAAAAATGGTGTTAGTAAAGGTAGTAATACAGTAACTGACAACGCTAGAAATAATAGGTCAGTTGTAATTTGCGCGCAATCTTCACTATTATACGGAATAACTCAATACTCATCAAGACAATGTGCATTCTCATCAATCGGTGACGGTTTAACAGACGCAGAAGCGACAGCACTATATAACGCTGTTCAAGCATTCCAAACTACATTAGGTAGACAAGTATAATAATAATTAAATAAAAAATATAAAAAATGGAAAACGTATACAAATTAACAATCGAACAAAAAGACCTACTAATTGGTCAAACATGGGATGGGGTTCAATTCTTTAATCCGACTCAAGACGCAGATGGAAACTGGTTCATCTCAGTTGAGGAAGTAAACGGATGCACTCACGAAAACGGTGCATTCGAGTGGATTCATGAATTACCACTTATACCTTATAATCCAGTTATAAGTGAATTACCATTATAATAAAAACTAATAAATTAAATAACTTAATTAAATTAATTATGGCAAATATAATAAATCAATATGGACAAGTTAAGTTGGGTGTAAGAAGTACCATCACTTCTCCTACGGATGCAGATGCGACAGCATTTATAACCGCGGCAGCAATTACTGGTGCGACTCAACAAAATGCAATCATAACATTGGTAACTCAATTAAAAACTTACGGTATATGGAGTAAAATGAAAGCATTGTATCCATTCGTTGGTGGAACGGCAGCACAACATCGTTTCAATTTAAAAGACCCTAGAACAGTTAACGCGGCGTTTTATTTGGATTTCTTTGGTGGTGGTACACATAGCGCAAATGGCTACCAACCAAATGGTAATTCATATGCTGATACTAAGTTAATACCACAATATGTTCTAGCATCTAATAACAGTCATTTAAGTTTTTACTCAAGAAGTAATACTGTAGGGGCTAATAGAGCTTCAATGGGTTCAACAAACTCCCCTTCATTTACAACGTCACATCAGATGTTTTTACGATTTACAGATGGAAATTTTTATGGAATAATTGATTCTAATACTGCATTTGCACAGTTTTCAAATACTAATACGACGGGGTATTATGTTGTAAGTAGAGCATCTAATAATTCTATCAAAGCATATAAAAATTCTTCACTGGTTGCAACTAATACAAATACAATTACTCCAATTACTAACTCATATCCAATACTTATAAGCGCAAGAAATGATGCCTTCACCCCACAAAATTTTGACGATAAGGAAACAGCATTCGCATCAATCGGAGACGGTCTATCCGACACTGAAGCAGCTAACTTCTACACAGCGGTACAAACATACCAAACTACATTAGGTAGACAAGTATGATAATAATTAAATAAAAAATATAAAAAAATGGAAAACGTATACAAATTAACAATCGAACAAAAAGACCTACTAATTGGTCAAACATGGGATGGGGTACAATACTTTAACCCTACACAAGACGCAGACGGAAATTGGTTTATTTCAGTTGAAGAAGTAAATGGATGTACTCACGAAAATGGTGCATTTGAATGGATTCATGAATTACCATTAATCCCTTATAATCCAATTATAAGTGAATTACCAATGTAATAAAAACTAAAAAACCCACTTTAAGTGGGTTTTTTTATTTTATTTAGTTTTATTTTTAACTGTTCTAGGTTTTCGTTTAGTAACCTTATTTTTAATATTTGAAACGGTATATCCATTTGTTGTTTCGTTGTAAATCAATCCGTGATTACCACCATTAAATAGGTTAAAAATTAGGTCGTCATATATTTTAACTAGTTTACTATTATCAGCGTAATATCGTTCTAGTACTTTATCATTTCTTTTATTGTATTCATCAATATTACTATCATGATTTTCTAATATCCAATTTAATTTTTCAGAAGCGGCTAAAGTATCCGAACCTTCATAATAATAACCAATATCTTTACACATTGGTGCGTTATGTAGTACTGGGTAACCCATGTATGCTGCGTCTAAATATAAATAATTTAATGGGTTTAAAAGTTGATGACAAACTAAAATATCAATATGTTGTGTTAATATGAATGCGGTTTGGAATCTACCTTCTGCGGTTATTTTATTATCTTTATATAAGTCAAAAGTTTTAATCATACCCATAAATTCACGATGTTTAGCAACATCCATCGCATTGGTTAACATAAGACCATCTATTTTATTTTTACCTATTTCACTTCGATATGATTGTTCAGCAATCATTGATGGGATTAGACAAAATTTAACTATATTTATATTGGGTTCCATGATTCCAATTTTCTTTTTTTCTTTATTCAAATCATATTGCCATCCTTTTTTATAAATACCTTTTTTATGTGAACTTTCAATCTCTATCAATGATTCCAATAAAAATTTATTATGCCATATGAATGGTACTATAGTAGCGTTTGTTCTGTATAATGTATTATAATAGCCTTTATTAACTTCGTCTTGTTGTGGTACATACCAAATTTCATCATATTGTTCATCAAACTGATATATTGCGGTGTCTGACGATTCTTTAAAAATAATATTTTCCATGGAAATAACATAATTATTTCCACATTTATAACCAATTATTTTTTTATTTTCACCACTAGCTTTAAATTTTTCTATTTCTGAATTATGTATTTGTGAACCCATACATATCATCAAATCCATATCTAAATAATTTTTAGAGAAATTAACAAATTTAATATCTTTTAAATATTTAGGGATTAATATTTCATCACCATCTTCATTAATATCTTTGATGCAATATTCTTTAGCAATATCTGTGGAATTATTTTCTGTCCAATCTATATTAAAAGTGTTTAATAAATAAACGTCATAATTTAATTTAGAATTTTTTAGTAATCTATATAGAACTAATACATTTTGTTTTATACCATTGCTCCATATGGATTCTTCATTACTTTTTAATCCGATTGTAATACCAATTTTTATTTTTTTCATTTTGTTAAATAATTTGTAATAATTATAGTTATTTTTATTATTAAAGTAAAGTTTTTAGGTTGAATAATGTTTTTCAATGAACCTATCGACTAGTTCGTTTTTATCATTTTCATTAGGTGCTGTTAACCATAACCAAATAAAAGAATATTCTATTTTTTTAATTTCTTCTTTTTTAGATTCTATCAACTCGTTTAATGTTTTTGTTTCTTCTAATGATAGTTTTACTTTTATGTTTAGTTTTTTGGATATAAAACATAATTCAAATATATTATAAGCTTCATATGCTTCAGTTGCTTCCATATATAGTTCTTTCAGTTCTTCTGAATCAACTCTATCTGGGTGTGTTACTTTTACTATGTTTCTATATATTTTTTTAACGCGAATTTTGGTGTTTTCAGAAATACCAGACATATCAATTTTTGGTTCAATCTTTTTAGATTTTGCTCCATTATTAAGTTCTGGTTCTTGGTTAATGTTTTTAAAATTTAATTCATTTAATTTATTATTAACCAAATCTAAGAAGTCTTTTTGTTTAGTGTTTATCAATTCTTTTTTTAATTCTTCATCAGACTTCAAAAAAGAATATTCTTGAATTAATTTGTTTATTTGTAAATCGACTAATTTTTCGTCCATAATATTTTATTTAAAAAAGTTGGTGTTAATAAACCCTACTTTTTTGTTATTTTTTAACTTTGATAAACTTAAACCAAGCTCTTTCATGTAAGAAATATAAAATTGGTTTTACCAATAACTCAACAACACCAAAAATAGATGCTATTTCTAATGGTAATCCAAATAACAATGTTGTAATTACCGTTGTTAGCGTACCTAATATTCTATACGTTGCTGTTTTTATTATATGTCTATACAATACAGAATCCTCTTTTATTGTAGTTATGTAAGCAATATTGTTTTTAACAACACAATGACCAACACAGCTAATATGCCATTTATAATCATTTATTTCTGGTATCCAATCTTTTGTTGTGTATGTGTGACCGTCTACAATTACATCAGAAATAAGTATTTCTTTTCCATTTTCAATTAGTCTCCATCTTTCAGTATCATTTGTTGAAACTGTGTTGTATCTTATCTGATATGTTTTACTAGTTGTTGTCATATATTAAATATTATGTGTTACACCATTAAATCCTAATCCAACCATTTTATTTTTATCTAAATTACCATCTGATATCAAGTGATTGATAATATCACTAGCGGAATCTGATGGTTGTGTGTTGTATGTAGATATTGATAGATAAGGGGTTAATGGTTGTTCGTAAGGTGAATCTATACCAGTAAACATGGGTATTTCACCCATTCTAGCTTTTTTATATAACCCTTTTGGGTCTCTTGATTCACATAATTCTAATGGTGTATTTATAAATATTTCAAAGAATTTATCTTCACCTATTATCTGTTTACTCATTTCACGTTCGTTAATGAATGGTGAAATAAATGCAGTGATAACAATCACGCCAGCATCTGACATTAGTTTAGCTGTTTCAGCAATTCTTCTTATATTTTCTTTTCTATCATCATCGGAAAACCCTAAATCTTTATTTAACCCTAACCTAATATTATCACCATCTAAAATATAAGATAGTTTACCCATTTTATGAAGTTGATTAGCGATTTCATTGGCTATTGTTGATTTTCCAGAACCAGATAGTCCAGTTAACCAAATAACAATAGATTTTTGACCTATTAGGTTTTCCCTATCGTTATTTGTTACTATTGTAGTTTGTTTAAATATATCTAAACTCATCGTAGAACCATTTATATCTGTTTCTGATATAATCACATGTCGCGTTACCTAAAACTTCCTTATAATCCTTCTTTTGTGGTTCAATCTTTTGTTTGATTACATGGTCACCGTAGATACCATAAACTGAATCATCTTCTTGTGTGATTTGTTCAACATTATCAAAATTATGACCTTCATAATAAGGTAAACCAAAATGTGTATAAATTTTTTTCATTTCATTTTCTGGATTTTCACATAGGTCTTCAAAACGAATGAAAAGAATGTTTTTATTGTTACCTTCTTTTATGATTTGGTATACACGTTCAATTGCCATTCCAACTGGTTGAGAGTTTGACCAAATATCAACTCGTTTTTCAGTTGTTGTACCTTTCATTTGACCATGGTTAACAATACCACTATCTAAATGTTGGTTTTTTCTAAAGTTTTTCTCCATTGATGAGAATACAGCTCTTAAATCACGAACCAAACAAACTATTTTAGGTTCTTCATAAAAAAAGTTTAAGAAATCATAATGAATACCCCATCCTCGACTTTTATCCAATACATATGGTCTATCAGTGATTCCATTAAAGAATCCTTCCATACCGTTTTTACAAAATGATTTAAAACCATTTTTCATCAATTGTTGGTCTTGGGCTTTAAATTCTGGTGAGTTAGTATAGTTACCTCTTGCAGCAAATAATAATTCTAACACACCAGATGTAGGTGTTGCGTAAAATTCTGGGTTTTGTAGCATTATGTTTTGTAATAAGCTAGAGCCACTTCTAGGTAATGAGCTTTGAAAAAATATTTTTTTAACCATTTAATATTTATTTTTATATTGTGTTATTTATAATTATACTAAAAAATTTAAGTTAAGTAAATAAGAATTCTATGATAAACGTAAGTTATGTTTCAAGGTTACCATTACAAGGTGATTCCCCATCTGTTATTGTTAATGAAAATGCTGATAAAAACTATATTGTTTATTTCATAGATTCTAACACATCTAAAATAATTTCTTATAAAAAATTTAAGTCAAACGAAAAGGTTTTTGGTGGTAGACAATGGTTTACTGATTGGGAAATTAAGGTGTATGATGAGAATAAAAATTTAATACATACTGATATTTTAAATTTAAACGGTAAAACTGTTTTTATAAAATTAGACGCTAAAGCATTAGGTGATACATTAGCTTGGATACCTTATGTTGAAGAGTTTAGATTAAAACATAATTGTAATGTTATTTGTTCTACATTTTTCAATCACATAGTAAAAGATGTTTACACTAATATTATGTTTGTAGCACCTAACACATATATAGATAATATCTATGCTCAATATTATGTTGGTGCTAGTGATGATGGTAATGAAGCATATACACCATTAAAATCTGGTAGTTTTCCTTTACAAAAAACAGCTTCAGATATATTAGGTATTATACATAAAGAAGTTAGACCAACATTAGAAAAATTAGTTGAAAATTCGACACGAAGAGTTGGAGGTAGGTATGTTTGTATTTCTGAATTTGGTAGTTCACAAAGTAAGATGTGGAAAGAGGGTATTGATGGTTGGCAGCAAATCGTTGATTATTTGAATAGTAAAGGTTATAAAGTAATGGTTATATCTAAAGAAAAAACAACATTAACCAATGTAATTGACTTAAGTGGTAATTATAAATTATATGATAGGATGATTGATTTATATCACAGTGAATTTTTTATTGGTATATCATCTGGTTTATCATGGTTATCTTGGTCATTAAATAAACATGTTGTTATGATTAGTGACACAACACCGATAGACCACGAATTTGTTTATAATTGTACTAGGATTTCAGCTAATAATTTAAAAAATGTTAATTATAATATTGAAAATTACACCTCAATCGATACTGTTATTAATTCATTACGTATTTTACTTAACGAATAATTTATCAAAACAAATTGTAAATACCAACCCATAAATAACCCTAGCTATAAACGCAGCTAATATCACATTCATTGAACCAAACGATAATAAAGGTAACCCAATAAATAAAAATGTATTTCTAAAAAATTTAAATAAATGCCATGCATCTGTTGTAAAAACAAAGATAGTTGATGAACCCAAGAATCTTTCAGTTTTTAAATCTTCTTTCCATTTATTAACCCATGATTTATTTGGGTCCCAAAATGTTTGTTTATACTTATCTTGAGAGAAAATAGATTTCTCAAAGTGAAATTGTGTTTTATCCATCACTGCTTCCGCTGCTGCTGATGCTGCAACAACCAAAAATCCTAATATAGTTAATAGTATCATTTTATCCCAAATATTTTTTTAAACTTATTAACAAACGGCATGTCTTCACCATTGTGTTCTAATTTATATTTTTCATTTTTAGTTATTATAGTCCAAACAATGTTTCCAATAAAAGCACCATTAGCTGCTATACCAGAACCAATTAACCCATATAGCTCAATATCCCCACTTTGTATCCAAGAAGGTAATAACACCCAATAAATCACAAAGAAAAAACTAGTTACAATCCAATAAATAATATTCATATCTTTTTTATATATAAATATCATAATTATATCAAATCTTTGGATATTTATATAAAAATGTAATAAAAATACAACGATAATTAATATTATATTTAATCGTTACAGTAAAAATTAAAACAAATTATGATTGGTAATTTAACTCTTAGAACAATAATAAGTCCTTATGCTGATGATGTAACTAGAAATAGTGTGATGTCATTTTCTGACGTAGATAATAACTTCCTATTTTTAAAAGGTAATATCATATACACTGCTGATACAAACGGTAATATGGTAACACTTAAAAGGTTAAATGGTGAAGAAATCTCATTTTTAACCAATGGTGAAGCAGCTGTTACTGGTGGTACATATAATCCGAGTAGTGGAACAGCTACATTTACCAATAGTACTGGTGGTACATTTAATGTAACTGGTTTTAATATTGGTGGTTCTGGGGGTGACACGTATTGGACATCTGGGTCAACTGGTAATTATTCAATTAAAACAATTAACAATAGTGGGTTGGATGCAACTGGTAATTATGCCGTTTCAGAAGGATATGATACACTTGCTAGTGGTCAAGCGTCACATGCTGAAGGTCATAATACAACAGCTAGTGGTAATAATTCACATACTGAAGGTACTGATACAACAGCTGGGTGGAAAGGATTTAGTGTTGATTCAATTGTAGATGGTGTTATTACTTTACAAGCATCGTATGGTGATGTTACATCTGAATTTGTTGGTATGTTTATTATAAGTAATTTTGGTAAAAGATATGCATATAATACAGTTACATTTAGTTCAACAACCCATACTGAAATATTATTAGATGATACTTCAGTTAATTCGGGTGGTGGCACAATTATTGTTGATTTAGATAATCTTAATAGTCCGTATGCGGATTATAATATGGGTGATTATTCACATGCTGAAGGTTATTATTCTAGGTCTTTAGGTTATGGTTCTCATGCTGAAGGTGGTTTTAGAATTGGCAATTATATTAAGATTGGTGGTTTAGCAATTGGACAAGGTTCACACGCTGAAGGTGCCGCTACAACAGCAATAGGTGAAGCTTCACATGCTGAAGGTGGTGATTCAAAGGCAATTGGTGATTACTCACACGCTGAAGGTATTGGGTCTTATTCTTATGGTGATGCATCACATGCTGAAGGTAGATTAACAACTACATATGGTAATTATTCACACTCTGAAGGTTTTTATACAACAGCAATTGGTAACCAATCACACGCTGGTGGACAAAACGCAATTGCTAGTGGTGATACTTCTTTTATTCATTCAAAAAATTCAATTGTGTTAGGTAATCGTTCAGTTGTATTAGGTGGTCAAAATATCACTGGTTCAATTAATGATACTGTATATGTACCTTATTTAAACGTACAATCAGCTAGTACTGATAACGCAATAACTGAAATATTGGTTATAGATACAAATGGTGATGTTAAAAAACGTGACGTTAATACAATTGGAGGTGGAAGTGGTGATTCGTATTGGACATCTGGGTCGACTGGTAATTATTCAGTTAAAACAATTAATGATAGTACCACTAACGCAACTGGTAATTATGCTGTTGCAGAAGGGTATAATACAACTGCTAGTGGTAATTATTCAACAGCTTCTGGTTATGAATCAATAGCTGGCTGGAAAGGGTTTACAATTGATTCAGTTGTTGATGGATTAATAACTTTAAATACATCATATGGTGATGTTACTGGTGAATTTACTGGTAATAAGGTTATTCTAGATACTAAAATATATGTTTATAATACAGTTACATTTAGTTCAACAACCAATACACAAATATTATTAGATGATACAACAGCTATTGGTTATAATTACGTTGCAGACATAAATAATCTAAATAGTCAATATGCTGATAATTATATAGGTATTTCAGCACATGCTGAAGGTTATTATACAATAGCTGGTGGTAATTATGGTTCACATGCTGAAGGTTATGGGACAATAGCTAGTGGTAATTATTCACACGCTGAAGGTAGGCAAACAATTGCTAGTGGTTTAGAATCACACGCTGAAGGTGAGCAAACAAAAGCAATTGGTGATGCGTCACATGCTGAAGGTGCTAGTACAATAGCAAGTGGTAATCAAGCACACGCTGAAGGTGAGCAAACAATTGCTAGTGGTGACCGTTCACATGCTGAAGGGTATTATTCATTAGCTTCTGGTTATGGTTCACACGCTGAAGGTGGTTGGAATGATAATGGGGAAATATTATCTGGTGGAACAGCACTTGGTAAAGCATCGCATGCTGAAGGTCAAGAGACAATAGCTGGGTGGAAAGGATTTAGTGTCGATTCAACTGTAAGTGGTGTTATAACATTAAATTCATCGTATGGTGATATTACTGGTGAATTTACTGGTAATAAGGTTATTCTAGATACTAAAATATATGTTTATAATACAGTTACTTTTAGTTCAACAACAAATACACAAATATTATTAGATGATATAACAGCTAGTGGTGTTTATGTTGCTGACCTAGATAATCTTAATAGTCAATATGCTGATACTTTAGATGTGTTTGGTAGAAGTGCACATGCTGAAGGTAATAATACTAAATCTTTAGGTGTTGATTCACATGCTGAAGGTTGGAATACAATAGCAACTGGTGCTTATGGTTCACATGCTGAAGGTGATTTTACTACTGCTAGTGGGGATAGGTCACACGCCGAGGGGGAACGAACAACTGCTAGTGGTAATCGTTCACATGCTGAGGGTGAATTAACAACAGCAAGTGGTATGCGTTCACATGCTGAAGGGTATTTAACAGTTGCTCAAGGTCATAATTCGCACGCTGAAGGTAATAATGCTAGAAGTTTATCTAATGCTTCACATGCTGAAGGTTCTAATACGACAGCTATTGGTGAAAATTCACATGCTGAAGGACAATATACTATAAGTGGATGGAGAGGATTTACTGTTGATTCGGTTGTTAATGGTTTAGTAACGATTAATTTATCGTATGGTGATATTACCAGTGAATTTACTGGTAATAAGGTGATATTAGATGAAAGAATATGTATATATAATACTGTAACATTTAGTTCAACGACAAATACTGAAATACTATTAAATGATTTAACGATTAATGGTGGTTATTTAATTTCGGATATTGATAATCTAAATAGTGCTTTAGCTGACAACACTATTGGTGTTAACGGACACGTTGAGGGTTTTGAATCTAAAGCTTTAGGTGAAAATAGTCCACACGCTGAAGGTATTGGAACAATTGCGAGTGGTAATTATTCGTCTCACGCTGAAGGCGGTTATACATTGGCTAGTGGTAATTATTCACATGCTGAAGGTTATGGGACAATAGCTAGTGGTGACCAAGCACACGCTGAAGGTCAAGGTAATATAGCTAGTGGTGTATATTCACATGCTGAGGGTAATAATACTAAGTCAATAGGTGATGGTTCACACGCTGAAGGTCAATATACAACAGCTATTGGTGATTATTCACATGCTGAGGGTAATAATACAATAGCTATTGGTTGGTATTCACACGCTGGTGGTGGTGACTCAATTGCTAGTGGTGATACTTCTTTTATTCATTCAAAAAATTCATTAGTAACTGGTAATCGTTCAGCGGTATTGGGTGGTATAGGTATCACTGGAACAACTGATGATACAGTATACGTACCTTATTTAAATGTACAATCAGCAACAACTAATAATACATTAGCACAAGTATTGGTTATTGATACTAATGGTAATGTTAAAAAACGTGATGTTAGTTCAATTAGTGGTGAATCTTCATTCACTGGTGGTACAGTTACTGGTGCTACTTCATTCACTAATAATTTAACAGTTAGTGGTGGTACTTCAATATTTAGTGGTAATTCATCATCTGACCTAGTTAGAATAACACAAGACGGTTCTGGAAACGCATTGGTTGTTGAGGATGTTAATAATCCAGATGGTACTCCATTTGTAATTGATGCAAATGGTAATGTTGGTATGGGTACTCTTACACCTCAAAATGTACTACACGTTAAAGCTAATCCGACTAGTACTGGAACTGCTACTATAAGAGTAGAATCAGATGCTTCAACGTCAAATTCATCAATTTCTTATTATTCTGGAGGAGTTCATAGATGGGAAGTTGGTACTGGTATTTCTTTAGGGGCTCCATATGAAATATATGATAGAGTAGGAGGACAAACGAGATTCTCCATAACTACAAGTGGTGCGGCAGTATTTCCAAATGATAATGTTGGTATTGGTACAATAACACCATCAGAAAAATTAGATATTAGTGGGGCTATTAAAATACAATCTGGTGGTTATACTAGTTTAACAAATGGGGCGACAACACCAGTACCAACTGGTGGTGCTGGTACTATGGTATTTGATACAGTTAACTCACATTTCTTTGGGTGGAATGGTACTTCATGGAGACAATTAGATAATTAATAACTTAAATAAATAATTAAATGGAATTTAATATTAACAAAAAAAGCACACTACCAATCTTAAAAATGGAGCTAATTCATGATGGTCGAAATGATTATCAAAAGTTTCATGAGAAGATACAAAACGCTAATATATATTTCACATTGACTGATGTGATAACTGGTGTAAAAAGAATTGCAAAGAAATCTGCTGGTATCGAATTGGTTTTACCTCAGAGTGATTGTGTTGGTGAAGAATATTTTATAACTTACCAATTTAGTGTGAAAGAAACATCAAAAGAAGGTAAGTACGTTGGTCAATTCGAGATTGAATTTTTGGATGGTAGTGGTACTCTTTTAGTACCAATTAGAGAAACACTATATGTAAATATTTTAGACCAAGGTATTAAAAAATAAGGGACCCTATTGTTTATTTGAATTTTTTATGTATATTTGTAGAAAATTCAAATAACATGTCAATAAACAAAGCAAAGGTAAGTAACGAAAGGATTGAAGAATTCTTAGAAGGTTCAGACCAAGAACAATATATTGTGGCTATTGAAGCCTCATATGGTGAACCTATTGTTACTCTTGTTATTAATGACCCAGAAAGAGGTAAATATACTAGAGAAGTTAAATTTAAACCATTCTTATGGTTTAAAGAAGAAATTGGTTATATGTTATATAATCGAAATAAAAAACTTCGTCTTCAAATGTGTACCAAATATGGTGTTTCAATTAAACGTTTAAGAACCAAAAATGATGATGGATTTTCACCAAAACGTTTGGAGAATGGTTATAAGTACATGGCTATATGTACCAAATCACAAAATGATTTGATAAGATTCTTTAAAGATGGTGGTTTTGATGTGTTCGATAAAGATACAAGAGAAAACTTTGTTATGTTTAGCCCAGTTGAACAATTTATGATTCAAACTGGAAAACGTTTATTTAAAGGTATTGAAGATTATGATGGTTTACATAGATTTCAATTTGACTTAGAAACTGAAGGATTATTTGCAGCTAAGAATGCAATCTTTCAAATTGGTGTTAGAGATAATAGAGACTTAGATACTCTTTTAGAAACTGAAGGTGAAACTTATCAACAAAAAAGAGATTCAGAGCGAGAAATGATTGGTGAGTTTTTTAGAATCATCAATGAAGTTAAACCAGATATCATAGCTGGATATAACTCTGAGAACTTTGACTGGCCTTATTTATTTGAACGTGCTGAACGTTTAAGTATATCAATAGGTACATTGGCTAAAACATTACATAGAGCTCATACAATCAAGCGAAAACAATCAACAGTTAAGTTTGGTGGTGAAACTGAACATTACATGCAAACAAGTATGTTTGGTTATAACGTAATAGATGTATCACATGCTGTACGTAGAGCAATGGCAATTAACTCTGAAATTAAAGCTTGGGGGTTGAAATACATTACACAATACTCTGAGATTGCAAAACCTAATCGTGTATATGTTGCTGGAGATAAGATTAATTCAACATGGGCCGATAAAGAAAACAAATACGCATTCAACGATGAAGATGGTGATTGGTATATGATTACCGATAAGAAACCAATGAAAGAAGGTTATGAAGTAAAAACTGGTGCTTATATCGTTCAGAGATATCTTTCTGATGACTTATGGGAAACAGAACAAATAGATAATATCTTCAATCAAGCTTCATTTCTTATTGGTAAGATGTTACCAACAACTTACCAACGTTCATCAACAATGGGTACTGCTGGTCAATGGAAACTTATTATGGCTGCATGGTCATATGAAAATGGATTAGCAATTCCAGAAACACAAAAGAAACGTGATTTTACTGGTGGTCTATCTCGTTTATTGGAGGTTGGTTATGCTAGAAATGTTGTTAAGTTAGACTTTGCTGCCTTATACCCTAAAATTCAGTTAACACACCTTATATTCCCAGACTTAGATATTACTGGAATGATGGAAGGTACTCTTACATATGTAGTAGATACACGTGATAAGTATAAGTTCTTAACTGGTGAAGAAAAAGTCATATACAAAGGTTTAGAAAAGAAACTCAAAGCTGAAAAAGCTAATATGACACCAGAAGATATAGCTGAACTAAAGAAACAAATTGATGAAAATAAAGCTTTGGCTAACTTATATGATAAAAAACAATTACCACTTAAGATTCTTGCTAACTCATGGTTTGGTTCTTATGGTGCACCTTATATATTCAATTGGGGTGATACAGATTCTGCTGAAGAAACAACTTGTCGTGGTCGTCAATATCTACGACTTATGGTTCGTCACTTTACAGAAAAACATGGATTTAGAGCGTTAGTTGGAGATTCAGTTACTTACGATACACCAGTTTATATTAGATATTCTGATGGTACTTTAGATATTAAACCTATTTGTGATTTATTCAATGAAATAACTATCGATGTTGATGGTCAACAACGTGATTTTTCAATTAAACCGTATGAAATTTTAACTAGAAATGGTTGGAAAGATATAAAATATGTATATAGACATAAAACAAATAAAAAAATGTTTGATATACGTACAAAAGATAGACATGTTAGGGTAACTGAAGACCATTCTATTTTTTCTAATGGTGTTAAAGTTTTACCATCTAAACTAAAGGTTGGTGATGTGATTGATGTTTATGAAATACCAGAATTTAATAATAATAATTATGAAATGTCTACAGATAAAGCTTGGTTATTAGGCTTTTTTGTTGGTGATGGGTCATCTACTTATTCTAATAGAAAACAGAAATATAAATCACGTAAAACTGGTGAAATTCATTATAATAATGGAAAACGTAGTGAGTGGACATTAAATAATTTAAATTTAGAATTATTAAATAAAGCAAAAATAATACTTAAAAATGAGTTTGGTGTAGACGCATTAATCAAAGATTATTTAGTATCATCACACACAAATAAACTAAAAACACATAATGCTGAATTAAGCATTTGGTTTTCAAATGAATGTTATACATCATATAGACAAAAAAAGGTACCTAGTTGTATTTTAAATAGTACTAATGAAATTAAAAAAGCTTTTTTAGATGGATTTATTTGTGCTGATGGTAATGGTTTTAATATAGAGTCATCTAATAATATTTACCAAAAATCATTAGTGTGTATGGGTGGATTGACATATCTACATAAATGTTTAGGTATAGAACATAATATAGGTTTAAAAAAACAACATTATTATGATAGAAATTTAATGGGTTTAACTATAAACACACCTAAAATAAAAAAACATAAAATATTTAACGAAATATTGTGGAAAGAAGAGTTTAATAATGGGGATAATTATGTTTACGATATTTCTACTGGTGATGGTAGTTTTATTGCTGGTGTTAATGGTGTGTCTTGTTCAAATACGGATGGTTTTAACTTCGCATCCCCAGATAATATAGATGAAATAAAATATATTGCCAAAGGTTCACATTGGAAAACAGATAAGAATGCTGGTGTTGAATTGGTTGGTCTTGAGGCTGTATTGGCTGAATTCAATGAGAACTATATGGAAGGTCGTATGGGTCTGGATATTGATGATGTTTGTAACTCTACAATCAACTTTGCTCGTAAGAACTACGCCAACGATATTGGTGGTAAAATCAAATTGGTTGGTAACTCTGTTAAGTCTAAGAAAATGTCAGTATATATTGAAGAATTCTTAGGTAAAAGTATTCGTATGTTATTGGATGGTGATGGTCATTCATTCATCAACTTCTATTATGAATATGTTGACAAGATTTATAATTATCAAATTCCCCTTGTTAAGATAGCTTCAAAAGCTAAAATCAAACATAGTATCGATGACTATAGAAAGAAGTCTAAGAAGTTAAATAAAGCTGGTAATCCGATGCCTAAACAAGCACATATGGAGTTGGCGATTAGAGATAATTTAAGTATTACATTAGGTGATACGTTGTTTTATATCAACACTGGTTCCGCTAAGTCACATGGTGATTTAAAAACCGTTGATAAAAATAAGATGACCAAGAAGGAACGTGATGCTTATTTTGTTGACCATGGTGAATATCCAAAATCTAACAAGGTTGTTGAGTTAAATTGTAAGTTGATTGACCCAGAGACTGTTGAACGTGATTTTGAGTTGTTAAAAGAATTAAATATGTTGAAAGCTAGTCTTCAAAAAATCGATGAAGATGGTGAAGGTGAGTTAGGTCGTGATGAAATTGAACAAAGAATTGAATTCATAGACAATGAACTATATACTGATGAATATAATGTTTCTCGTTATTTAGATGCATTTAATAAAAAGGTTAGACCACTTCTTGTGTGTTTTCACCCAGATATCCGTAGTCAAATATTATTAGATATCGTTAAGGTTAAAGATAAGGTTACTAAGAAAGTAACTGAAAGTCTTAAAGATAGAGCAATCTTTACACATGCACAATGTTCGTTAGTTTGTGGAATGGCAAATAAACCAACAGACCAAGATTCTTATGAAGACCTTATGAGAATGGAAGATAAAGAAATAAGATTCTGGGATAGTGTTGATATGATACCTAATAATATGGAAGATTATGAATGGGAAGAAATCAGAGCTGATTGGAAAGAACGTATGCGTTTAGCTAAGATTGAAGGTGTACAACATGAGAAAGAATTAATCGATACAATATTCAAAGAATTAGAAGTTTCTGATTACAACAGTATTGTAGCATCTGGTGAATTACCTAAAAATGCTTTTGCTATTGTTGATGTATCCGAAGATTATGCTAGTTTGACTTCTAGAAAATGGGATGAAGTAATTTGTCCAATAACTGACATTTTTAAATATGAATCAATAGCCATAGAACGAGATGCTTTCTATAAACAAAATAAATTAGAAAAGAACGATAATCGTTATAATGAGTATTTAGATTATTTAACTGAACAAGAAGCATTAAAAGGTAAAACATTGAATTTATTTGATGAACCTAATGATGAATTAGTACCTAGTGATATAACACCTAACGAAATTAATACTGAAATTATCGGTACATTGTTAAAAGAAAAAGCTGGTGAAGTAATTCTAACAAAAGAAGAAAAAGAAAAAAAGAAACGTAAATTATCCGAAAGTGAAGACGAAGATGATTCTGATGTTTCAGAAGAAGAAGATGACAACGGTGATGTAGTAAGAACTGATGATGTTATACAGCGAGATGATGATTTTGATGATACATATGCTGAACTACCAGAAGACTACGAAGAAACTGATGAATTGTCAATACTTGAGGTAGAAGAGGAAGTGTTAGAAAAGAAAGAAGATGAATGGGGTTTTTAACCAAATAAAAAAAGGAGCTGTAATGGCTCCTTCTTTGTTTTAGTATACCCAGAATCCCATAGGTCGAAAACTAAGACTTTTATTTAAGAATTCAGATTCATTTGCACCGCGTTCTAGCTGTTTTGTTGAAGATAACCTATCTAACCTAGCATCTAGTCTTTCCAATGCCGCTTTTTTCTCTTCATTACCTTCAGAAATAAGGGTTTCGTAATCCATAGTTCTTTCAGCATCTGGCGGACCAACAACACCACCAAACTTACCTCTTGTTCTACCTAGTGTTTTCTTAGCTTCAGCAATGAATAATTGACGAATAAGAGTTTTTGTAGGTTCATTGAAATCAGCATAATCTAATTTAGACAAAGGAACTTGATTAGGCATTTTAATAATATCTGGATTATCAGCTTTACAAGCATCTGCATCACCATGTGTTGTGTCATAATAGAAATACCATACTTGACATCCAGTCATATTGATAGAACTACCGACACCACCCATACCTTGGCCAAATGATAATTTGGAACCTGGTGTGCTTAATAAATGTAATAATTTTGTTCCGTTAGGTCCAGCAGTTACCTTATAAACCAATTCACTTCTAACAATACGATTCTTAAGATTCATATCAGCAGCTGTCAATAAGATATCAAATGCTGGTGCAATATAATACCCAGAGCGACCATTACCAGGTCCACCAGTACCAGTACCGCCTCCAGTTTGAGCAAATCCACCACCGAATCCATAATCAATACCACCATAATTAGCCAACAACGCTTGACTAGTAGCTGGAGGTGTTATCCATAATACTTCATTTATCTCACGGCCAGCTGGAATTTGATAAACTTGTCTACCAGCTTCTAACTCTACGTAATCTTTTTTAAGTTCCCATGGACCATTGGTTTGTAAACCAACTTGTTTTGAATATGCATAGGTATATTGAGTCATAAAGTCAAAACTTCTTACACTCAAAGCAAATGCCATATCTAATGTATCGATACTTTGTCCTAACAAAGATTGCCACTGATGCTCGATTAAAAACTCCTGAACATGCATGGCATAATCCTCGATACATATCTCTAACAGAGTACATAACATTTCGTCCAACACTTCAATTTGTCTTATTGGTGCCCCAACAGAATGTCTAAATTGCTTAAACAACTTTTCCTTTTCTTGATTACTAACTCCCATAATTAATTTTATATATAAATATTTGGAAATGTTGATTAATAGTAGTATATTTGATAAATTATAATAAAATTTTAAAATGGCAAAAAAAACAACAGCAGAATTCATAACTCAATGTTCATTGAAACATGATAACAAATATGATTATTCATTGGTTGAATATGATGGTGTTGGTAATAAAGTTAAGATTATATGTCCAGAACATGGTGTTTTTGAAAAGATAGCTAGAGACCATAGCAATGGTCAAGGTTGTCCTTCATGTTCTAAGATAGAAAAATATTCATCATATAAATTACCTAAAGAAGATGTGATTAATTCGTTTATAGCTAAGCATGGTAATAAGTACGATTATTCGTTGGTTGAGTATGTTAATTTACAAACCAATATTAAAATAATATGTCCAATTCATGGTGAGTTTGAACAAAGACCATGTGTTCATTTAAGGGGTGAAGGTTGTAAAAAATGTTATTTTAAATATAAAGTAGATAATTTAAATTTGGGTGATGTATTCATTTCTAACGCAAATATTAAATTTGACGATTATTATGATTATTCACTAGTTAACTACCAAAAACATAATATTGTTGTTGATATTATTTGTCCTAAACATGGTGTTTTTAGTCAAAGACCAGATGTTCACCTAAGAGGTGTTGGTTGTATTAAATGTTATAAAGAAAATAAATTAATTAATGATAAATTAAAATTTATTAAAGACTCAAAAAAAACACATAAAGATAATTATGATTATTCGCTAGTTGATTATGTTTCTGCAACAGAAAAAGTTAAAATTATTTGTACAGAACATGGCGAATTTGAACAGACACCCAATAATCATTTAAGTAAAAAAAATAAATGCCCTAAATGTGCTTTAAAATATAATTTAAGTCAAGATTCTGTTAATAATTATTTAAAATCATTAAATATAGATACAGAATTAAATAATAGATTAATATTAAATGGTAAAGAATTAGATATATACATACCCTCACGTAACCTAGCAATAGAATATAATGGTTTATATTGGCATTCTGAAGAATATATATCTTCAAACTATCATCTAAATAAAACAATTGAATGTGAAAAACAAGGTATTCAATTAATTCATGTATTTGAAGATGAATGGTTGTATAAACAAGATATAGTTAAGTCTAGACTATCAAATATACTAGGATTGACACCCAGCAAGATATATGCTAGAAAAACTACAATAAGAGAAGTATCCCCTAAAGACTCTAAACTATTTTTAGATACCAATCATATACAAGGCAATGTTAATTCAAGTATTAAACTAGGGTTATATTATAATGATGAGCTAGTGTCATTGATGACGTTTGGAACACTTAGAAAATCAATGGGTGGGATTTCTAAAGAAGGTTCATATGAGTTATTTAGATTCTGTAATAAGTTAAATACAACAATTATTGGAGGTGCTGATAAGTTACTTAAGCATTTTATAAAGACATGTAAACCCATAGAAATCATTAGCTATGCTGACCGAAGATGGAGTCAAGGTGGGTTGTATGAGAAATTAGGGTTTACACATATACATGATTCTAAACCAAACTATTGGTATATAATAGGTACCAACAGAGAGTATAGGTTTAAATATAGAAAAGATGTTCTAGTTAAAGAAGGATTTGACCCATCTAAAACAGAACATCAGATTATGTTATACAGAGGTTTATATAGAATATACGACTGTGGTAATAAGAAATATGTATTAAGTATTTAACCTAAAAATTGTTTGGTTAAATCTGCCGCCTCACGAATTGTTGCAAAAGAAACATTTGGTATAAGTAATTGTTTACCAACTTTAACAATTGGAACTTGGTCGGATTTTGTTATTTCATGTATTTGATTATACTCAGCTTCATTTTCTTCTAAGTTAACATCAACATCAATAAATTCTATACCTTCTTCAGTAAGGATATTTTTTAATTCCGTACAGTACGGACAATCTTCTATGGAGTAAATTTTAATCATTTAATTCATTCATTATTTCATCCATCAAATTGATGGTTATTTCTTCTTCACTTAATTTATTATCACCCATGATGGTATCAATAACATCTTTTTTGTTTTTAAGTGTTTCCCACATTCTTACAGATATTGTATCCATAAATAGTTGATAATAAACGTTTACATCATTTTTCTGCCCAATTCGAAAGCTGCGGTCTTCTGCTTGTTCATTATTTCCAGTTACCCAATCAAATGAGTTGAAAATAACAACTGTTGCTTCAGTAAGTGTAATACCAACACCAGCACTTTTGATATTTCCAACAAACACTTTAACCTTTGGGTTATTTTGAAAATCATCTACTGATTTTTGTTTGGCTTTGGTTGTCATTGGTCCGTTGTGTTTAACAGATACTTTACCAAAGTGGTTAGCTAATACTTCTAGTTCTTCAGTAAACGATGTAAATATTATCACTTTTCTACCCATTTCTATTGCATTTTCAACCATTTCTATTGTTGAAGGAATAGCTTGCATAGCGATGAATTTTCTTAACAATATAAGTTCAACTAAGTCTTTTTGTGATTCAATGGATTTTTTACCTTCAGCTTTTCTTTTAGCCATATATTCATCCCACAATAAATCATACATCTTCCAACCATTAAGGTCTAATTTATGATACATCGGTGTAACTACTTTATCTGGCATATCCAATGTATCAGTTTTTAAACGTCTAAGAATTATGTTTTTTGTTTTTGCGGCTAGTTCTTCTAGATTACTAGCACCATCAGTCAACCATATTTGTTTTCTTTGCCCATTTTTAAGCGTTCTCATGAACTGTCTACCATCACAATACCTAACAGCAAAGTGTTTCCAATTTTCTGCAATAGGAGACTTAATTATCTTTAATAAATTAAAGAAATCCATTGGTCTATTTGCAACTGGTGTACCAGTCAGTAACCATACCTTATTTATATTATAGTTTACAGATAAATCAACCATAATCTTACCGCGAATACTTTCATGGTTTTTTAGATAATGAGCTTCATCAATGATAGCCAAATCAAACTTTTGGTTAGCTAAATCTCTAATCAATACTTTTTCTGGTTCACCTTCTTTTTTCTTCTTGCCATCAGTCAACGTATGGAAATTTTTAAGTATATCAAAGTTTATAATTGTAAACTTGGCAGTATTGAATTTCTTACCATCAATAATCGCTGTATCATCACAAAAAACGTTGATTTCACGTTCCCAATTTATCTTGGTTGATGATGGGGCTACAATAAGAATCCTTTCAGCACCACTTTCTAAAGCAGCAATTATTGATTGGGTAGTGTTATGAGTAACGATTGCGTGTTCAGTAACATATAATTTATCTGGTGCGTCAACAGCGATACAAACAGACTCACCTTGACCACATGGTTCAATATTTTTTATATATCTACCAATTTTATATTTTTTAGGTGGGTTGTATTCAACAGCTTTTCGTTTTAATCTAAACGGATTAAATTGTTCTGGCATTTTAATATTTAATCTGTAAGCTTTTCTACATTCAACAACAGTACCATCTGGTTTTTTATATTTACCAATTTTACTTTTCTTTCTTACAATACCACCCAATGAATGAACAATTTCAGCGACATCATCAGCTAATCTTTCAGATACAGTACAATATTCAGTACCACTAAAATTATCGTTTTTTGATTTCATACAATGACCATCAGTATCCATAAGACCTTGTAATATTGCAAGTCTATTTTCTATACTTGAATATTTATAAATTTCTGGGATAAACTTAGTCTCTGAACGTGTATGTTCTAATTTTAAATCTTTTATATCAGAATTATGATTATTGATATAAGCTTTTCTTTTATTACCATCAGTTTTATGTTCAGTTAATAAAATACCTTCAAATAATTCATCAAAATCATCTTTATGTAATTGGATGGCAATTGCTGATGATTTGGTAAAATGACCATCACCTAAAGCTAAACCTAACAAATACGGTTCAATAGGTAAAGTATCATTATTTTCAAATTCAATTGGTTTAACAATTGGAATTTGCCATTTAGAATTGCCGTTTTTTTGTTTATAGTATGTTTTAAACTTGTAAGGTTTTTTTCCATTCCTACCAGTTCCTTTTAGTTCTAAAGTTAAATTTTCATCCAACATTTGTTCAGTACTAAGTGTTCTATATTTGTTTTCCCTAGTTTTAGAATTTTCACCAGAATTACATGAAGATACAGTCCATAAATGTTCTTTCCCAACCAAAATACTATATCCATCATTAAATGTTACTTTATATAAGTCTTTAACCCCTTGTGGAAAAACACCTATAATATTACATGCTTTACCATTTGAACCAATAATTTGGTCACCAACTTTTAAATCACCAATTTTACGTCTACCATTTGGTGTAAATACTTGATTACTAGTTACCTCTAGTTTTCCCATGCCCATGCCATCTGCTAATATACATCCGTTTCGTGAAAGAAGGAATTTAACACCTTCTTCTTGGTGTTGATAAAGCTTTTTACCTTGTTTAGATAATATGTCGTTATATCGAGTAAAATCAACATCTACGTTTATTGGTTCGAAGTATGGGTCATCGGTTACTTGTGTTTTGGGTAACCAATACATTTTAGATGAAGGTTGGTTTTTATTTAGTTTTCCATATACATGGAATGTCTTTTCGGTTTCGGCTAATATAAATTCGATAAGAATTCTTTGAGGAACAAATGATAAAGCGTCTTGTTTTTGTAATTCTAACCCTAAGTATTCTGTGATATTTATAACACGATTAATCATTTGTGGTTCTCTATCGTGATTTCGAACTATATACTTTGATTGGTTGTCAGTAAGTAATATTTTTTTGTTTTTTTTGTATTCGTGTTTGAGTTTGAGTATATATGGGTTGATACCTTCATAGTTTTCTAACAATGAAAGTGCACTATGGCCTCGTAAGTCATCTAAGTTAATCAAAATGTTTTAATTTTTATTAAATATACTAATTATTTTAAATAAAATCAATAGTTTATTGGTTATTAATAAATTTATAAATATTTATCTATAAAAGCCATGAAAAATAATAAAATTATACCAATAACTCGTATCAACAAAATAACACCAATATCTTAAATAAACAGAAAACTTGTTATATTTATAATAAAATAATTAATATGGTAATATATAAAACAACAAATTTGGTAAATGGTAAAATCTACATTGGTCAAGATTCTAAAAATAATCCTAATTATTTTGGTTCTGGTGATTTAATTAAAATAGCAATAAATAAATATGGTTTAATAAACTTTAAAAAAGAAATTTTGTGTTTATGTGAAACACAAACAGAATTAAATGAAATGGAACAAAAATTTATTTTAGAATATAAATCTACCGATAAATCAATCGGTTATAATATTTGTGTCGGTGGAACCAATGGAACAATGTTAAACCGTAAACATTCTGAAGAAACAAAACAACAAATGAGTGAGGTTAGAATTGGTATAATATTCACTGATGAACATAAAAAAAACCTTAGTAAAGCACATAAAGGTAAAAGTATTAGTGATGAAACTAAAGAAAAAATGAGTAAATCTCAAAAACTTGTTGTAAGAAAACCTATGTCTGATGAAACTAAAGAAAAAATTAGAAATAGTAAAAAAGGTGTTAAATTAAGTGAAGAAACGAAGAAAAAAATGAGTGAATCACACATGGGTGAAAAAAATCATTTTTATGGTAAAACACATTCTAAAGAAACAATAATAAAAATTTCGGAAGCTAAAAAAGGTGTTCCGTCAAAAAAGAAAGGAGTTAAATATGTCTAAATCTATTGTACCAATAACTCGTATCAACAAGTTCTTTTCAGAAAATGATTACAATTTAGAAATTGAAATGGGTCGCGAAGCCATTGAAGGTGATGGTAATTTTACTGTTATTCTCTATACTGTTGATAGAGAGATGAGTGAGAGTGATATGTTATATGGTGAAGCATCTAAAGATGGGATTAGATTTTTCCCACCTATTGAATTGAAGGTTGTTCCTTTGCTTGAAGAGGCTGAAAACAAAACATATAATAACAATGGTGGTTTGAGGTATATTCAAGATGGCCATTTAACCTTTGGTATATATGATGCTCAATTAAAAGAACTTAATGCTAGTTTATCCTATGGTGATTATATTGGTTATCCAATAAATGAAACTGAGATAAGATATTTTAGTGTAGTAAATGATGGGGTTAAGAATTTTGATAATAAACACACAATAATGGGATACAAAGCTGCGTTTAGAACAGTTAAATGTGCTCCAGTGGATAGTTCAGAATTCAGAGGCTTGTAATAAAATTAAAAAAATTAAATAATATAAAACATGGGGATGCCTAAAGGTTGGAGAAGCGACATAAACATCAATAGACAAAGAGTCGGACCAGAAAAAAGACAGAATATTTTAGATGGTATTTCTGATAAGGGTACCTTTTTACCTAAAGGGGTGTTGGAAGAGGATATGGACCAATCTGTTGTTGAATTTGTTGGGTCTGATAATGGTTTTGGTTTTAGTATCAATGGTGAGAAGGTTCCAGTTATATTTTTAACAATTCAAAGGTGGACTGAGTTTAGTAAGACATGGCAATTCTCTGATAAATATAAAAACATTGAGCTACCATTTATTACAATTATAAGAAAACCAGATATTCAACAAGGTCAAAACCAAGCTGGATTATGGAACATACCAGGTAATCGAACATATACATACATGAAGGTTCCGACATGGGATGGTTTGAGGGAGGGTATTGATTTATATAAAATACCTCAACCAACACCAGTTGATATGACTTATGAGATAAGATTATTCACAAACAGAATGAAAGATTTAAATAAATTCAATAGAATTATTCAACGAGCATTTCAATCAAGACAATGTTATATCAACGTTAATGGTCACCCAATGCCTTTACATTTGGAGGCTATAGGTGATGAGAGTAATGTTGATGATTTTGAAAATAGAAGGTTTTATGTTCAATTATTTGAGGTGAAATTATTGGGTTATATATTGGATGAAGAAGATTTTGAAGTTGTACCTACAATTAATAGATTGATGGTTACTACTGAAGTTGATGAGGGTGTTGTTAATGTCGGTGAAATAATACTCACACCACATGTAAAGGTAAACGATGTTAATTTCACTTTTAATTTTAAACCTAAAAGTGAATCTCAATTCACATTTACAAATTTATATAGAGCGATATTTACCCAATTAAATAACATTAATAATATTAGTAGAATAGTTATTTTGGTAAATAATATAGGAGTTTTTGATGGTTTGGTTATGACATCACCTTTAACATTTAATTCAAATGATGTTGTAACGATTAAAATAACAAAAAACTTTTACGCTGAAGGGGTTTTTACTTTAATAGGAAATACAATTTAATATGAGCTGTTTAAATAATTCTTCAAGTATAAATCAAATGTTCGTTATTGAACCAATGGCTGTAACTGGGGATACGGTAATTATTTCTGCATGTACTGCTGTTTATACTGACAAAATAATATCTTGTAGTGGTGATGCTGAAATTGAATTACTTTTAGGTCAGACAGTTTTCAATACTAGTATAATTCCTAGATATGATGCTACTATTGATTTGGGTATTCCTTTACAAAGATTTAGGGATATAAACACTGTAAGTGGTACATCAACTGTTTGGACATCAACAATAAGCGTAACAACACCTTTGTTAGATTTAGGTGTTGATTCTTTAGGTAACATAAGACAAATAACCGCTAATAACTCAATAATTCAAGACGATTTTTTGAACGGGGGTAGTTATTGATAATAATATATATATTTATTTAAAAAAAGAAAAGAAAATGGCAATAAGAAACACAACACACATTTTAAAGAACAGTAATATCGTAAATCGACCATTACCTTCTACACTATTACAAGGTGAACCTATTGTAAACACAGCTGAAGGTATTGTATACTTTTCTGGTGTTACATCATCAACCAATAATTGGACACCATCTGGTCCAACATCACCAACATTTTTTGAAGTTGGTTCTAACTTATACGATTTAAAGCTTAGAAATCAAATTACTGCCTATAGCGGTGTAACTGATTTAAGTGGTAAATTCTTATCTGGTACTACTTCTGGTTTTGTATTGAGTGATATCTCAGCAATTTCTGGAGTAGATACATATGTTACTGGTTTTACTTATGGTGATAATGTGTTTACTGTAAAGCAAAACAATGGTCAAGGTGATTTAACAGCGTTGATAAACACAATGACTGGTTTAACAGTTAATGGTTTACTATCTGCTACAACTGGTAATATTGGTACAATAAATACTGACACATTAAATGCTACTGGTGGTACTATAACAACTTTGGATTCGACTACGATAAATGGTGGTACTGTTAACATTAATAATTTAGCTGTAACTGGAACTGCTACTTATAATCAAACAGCTACAGCTGCAAATGATATTGTGAATTACAATACATTAACAGCATATACGCAAACAAATGATATTTACGTAACTGGTGGTACTATTTCTTATACTGGTTCTAACGGTTCAATAGTTTTAGGTAGAAAAAATGCATCGAATTTAACTTTAACTGGTTTGACTGATGTGTATGTTACTGGCGGTACTTATAATGCTGGTACTACTACCTTTACTAACAATACTGGTGGAACGTTTACAGTGACTGGTTTAAGTTCAACTGATACGTTTGTAACTGGATATACTTATTCACCTACATCAAACACATTTACAATAAAACAAAATCAAGGTAAACCTGATTTAACAGCGTTAATAGACACTATGAGTGGTTTAACAGTTAATGGGACTATATCTGCTACAACAATATCTGGAGATACTATATATGCTGTAGATTTTCCACAATTACCATTTACTGATAATGAAACAGTTGAAGTTTATTCAGCTAATGGTGATACATTTTTAAGAGTTAAAGATATCGTATCAGCACCATCTGGTGGTACTAGAGTCTTTGTTGGTAATATTGGTATCACTTCTGGATTAACTGTAAGTGGTACTGTTAGTTCAACATCAATATCGGCAACAACTTATCTTAATTTACCACCTGATATTAGTGTTACTGGTGGTACAATGGGGTATGTTGGTTCTGCTGGAACAGCTACATTTACCAATAGTACTGGTGGTACATTCAATGTAACTGGATTTAAAGATGTATTTACAACTGGTGGTACATATAATGCTGGAACAGCTACATTCAATAATAATGATGGTACAACTTATCAATTAACTGGTTTAACATCAACTGATACATATGTAACTGGATTTACTTATAACCCGACTAGTAACTTAATTACTTTATCTCAAAATCAAGGTCAAATAGATAAGACATTAAACATCACATCGATGTCTGGTTTAACTTTAACCAATCTTACAGCTGGTAGAGTTCCTTATGTTGGTGTTGGTGGTTTATTAACTGATGAAGCTGGGTTTACTTATAATGATAGTACGAATGTTCTTTCGATACCAGCTGATGGTACTATGAATGTTGGTACTGGTGGTTTGAATGTTGCTGGTGATGCCGTAATTCAAGGTACTTTAACAGTTTTTGGTCCATCTATTTCTGCATTTACAAATGAATTATATGTAGAGGACTCTAATATTTCACTTAACTATAATCCAACTGGAAATACAACAATAACATCTTTGGGTGCTGGATTAACTATTCAAGATGGTAATGGTTTAAATGGTGGAAATGTTAATTTTAACATAAATAGACTTGATACATTAACTGGTTTAACTTCTACACAAGTACCTAGTGTAACTGAATATACAGCATCAACTGGATATGCTAATAGAGGTTTTGTTACTCAGTTGAATGACATAGTAATTAGAAGTACGAATGTTAATACACCAAATGGTGTAAGAGTTCTTACGGAATTTGACGTACTCGATGGGGGTCAATACTGATAGACCGATGATTTAATTTAACCGAAGTATTTACTAATTTTTAAAATTACATATATTTATAAAAGGATGGGTTATCTCATCCTTTTTTATTATAACAAATTTTAAAATTAAAAAAAAAATGAAAGGTATTTACAAAATTACAAATTTAATAAACGGAAAAGTTTATATTGGTCAATCAGAACGATTAACCGAAAGAGAACGAGAACATTTCTATCGTCTTGGTCGTGGTGAACATAATAATGAACACTTACAAAAATCGTTTAACAAATACGGTAAAGATAAATTTATTTTTGAAGTCATTGAAGAAACTGATGATTTAGATGTTAAAGAAATTTATTGGATAAATGAATATGGTGGTATAAACTCAAAACTAAATTATAATTTAAAAGACCCATTAACAATGAAATGGTCAGACTATACTAGGGTTAAACAAAGTAAATCTATGATTGGTGATAATAACCCTAATTTTGGGAGGAAATGGACTCAAGAACAGAAAGACGATGCATCTAAAAAAAGAAAAGGTGTTACTTTAGAAAATAGAATTGGTAAGGATAAAGCGGATTTAGTTAAACAAAAAATGAGTGAATCACAAACTGGAAGAAAACATCCAGAAGAAGTTAAAGAAAAAATACGACAAGCTAATGTTGGTGATAAAAATCCAGCATATGGTAAAGGTGATAGACAAATTGGTGATAAGAATCCAATGTTTGGTAAACATCATACAAAAGAAACTAAAAAATTATTAAGTTTATCAAGTAAAAATAAAATTGTTAGTGATGAAACTAAATTAAAAATGTCTGAATCAGCTAAAAATAGGTATAAAACTGGAAGAAAACATACAGAGGAAGTTAAAGAAAAAATACGACAAGCTAATGTTGGTGATAAGAACCCAGCATATGGTAAAGGTGATAGACAAGTTGGTGATAAGAATCCAATGTTTGGTAAGCCTAGTATTAAACGTAAAGCTATCCAACAATACACAAAAGACGGTGTTTTTGTTAAAGAATACGAATTTTTATCACTAGTGACTGATGATGGTTTTCATATTGGTAATGTTGGTGCAGCCGCAAATGGTAAATTAAAATCATCTGGTGGGTTTATTTGGAAGTTTAAAAATTAACTACATACTAAAAGATTTACTTTAAAAATATAATAATTATAATATGCACAATTCATAAATTGTGCATATTTATTTTATAGAGGTTACATAACCCAAAATTATAACTCTTTATAGAGATTTTTAAGACATACCATACATATGGCAAATAGAAAAAATACGTTTTTAATTAAACGTTCAAATATCGCTGGAAAAATACCAGCAGCTGGTGACTTACAATTAGGAGAATTAGCTTTAAATACAGCTGATAATATACTTTATGCATCTGGAACCACAGCAAACTCAATACTTCCAATAGGTTGGGATAGAGTTGCTAGGACTGGTGATACAATGACTGGTAGTTTATACGCACCTTCTATTTATGCCACAACAATATCTGCTACAACATACCTTAATTTACCACCAGCTACTTTTAGTGGAGGTACAGTAACTGGACCAACTAATTTTACAAACGGATTAACAGCCAATACTATGAGTGCTACAACTTATTATGGTGATGGTTCTAATCTAACTGGTATATCGGCAGTAGCGACTGAATTCGTGGTTAATTGTCGTAACCAAAGTGGTTCTAATATGTATAGAGGTCAAGTAGTATATATGAATGGTTCAACGGGAAATAAACCTACAATACTATTAGCACAAGCGAACTCTGAGATGACATCAGCCAGAACATTTGGTGTATTAAAAAATGATATTGCTAACAATGGTAATGGTGATGTAGTAACAATTGGTTCAATAACTAATTTAGATACAAGAACTTCTGCAACACATCCATTCACAATAGATACTTTATCTGATGGACAAACAATTTATTTATCCCCAACTAATGCTGGTTATATTACAAATGTTAAACCATACGCACCAAATCATTTAGTTTATATTGGTAAGGTAGTTAGAACTTCTCCAACTAATGGATATATAGAATATCAAATTCAAAATGGGTATGAATTAGATGAATTACACGATGTTAAAATAACTGGGGTAACATATGGTGATTTGTTAACATATTCAGCATATAATGGTAGTAATGTTTGGGTTAATAGTAAAACTCTTAATGGTTCTTATACTGTAACTGGTGATACAAGTGTTGGTGGTCAGATGAAAGCTACAACAGTTTCAGCTACAACATATTATAATTTACCAACTGACATAAGAGTTACTGGTGGTACTTATTCTAATAATACATTTACATATACAAATAATACTGGTGGTACATTCAGCACATTGTTTAATACAATGACTGGATTGACAATAACTGGTAATTTAACTGTAACTGGTGGTACTCAATCAATATTTAGTGGTAATTCATCATCTGACCTAGTTAGAATAACACAAACTGGTACTGGAAATGCATTTGTTATCGAAGATTCTAATAATCCAGACTCAACACCATTTGTGATTGATGCTAATGGCAGAGTTGGTATAGGTGGTGTAAGTCTATCTGAAAAGTTAAATATAGATGGAAATGTAAGTTTAATTAGTTCCGCCTCCACAAAAATAAATATAGAATCTGGAGCTGGTGTAAAAACCTATTTAGCGGCAGATGGTGCTGGTACATCATTTGGGTCTTTAAGTAATCATGATGTTGTATTCTATAGGAATAACTCTGAATTCGCTCGTAGAACAGAAACTGGATTTGGAATTGGTACAACAACTCCAGGAGCAAATTTAGAAGTTTACGGTGTATCAGATAGTGTAGCATTAATTAAATCTGCTGGTAATTCATATCTTAAATTAAATCGTGGAATTCTTGCCGCAGATGCACATATATCATTTGATACTACAACAACACAAAAGCATATTATAGGTTTAATTAATAATACAGATTCATTAATAGTTGGTGGTACTGAAGCTGCTCCAGTAATTACGGTATCTGGTTCTAATGTTGGTATTGGTACAACAACGCCATCAGAAAAATTGGTTGTTAATGGTAACGCTATTATAACTGGTTCAATAACTGTAACTGGAGGAACTCAATCATTATTTTCTGGAAATAGTTCAGTTGAGATGGTCAAAATAATACAAGCTGGTTCTGGTGATGCATTTGTTGTTCAAGACCAAGCTAACGGTGACCCTTCGCATTTTGTTATCAACGCAAGTGGTAACACAGCTATTGGTTTAACAGCACCTATAGGTAATGATAAATTAACAGTATCTGGAAATACAACAGTATACGGAACACTATCTGCAACAACATACACTGGTGCTGGCATAAATAATGGTAAAATACTTGCAATAACTGAATTAACAGCTTCAACACTTGCTACACACACTGTAGCTAGTTCATCAGTTTTTACCGTAATTAACTGTAATTCAGACGCTACTAATAGATACGCTAAAACAACATTTACAGCACCATCAAGTGGTATTGTTGAAATTACAGTTAATGCAGATATTATATTTTTAAATAGTTCAGCTGTTCAAATGATAGGTTTACATTCAACAACAGCATCAACCACTACACCAGACAAAGGTTGGTTTAGGATAAATGGTGATGCTGATGGTAGTTCAGCTTCATATAGTGCGTCATTTATATTAAGTGGTTTAACACCATCTACAATATATTCATATTATGTTATGACAGTATGTGATTTTAGTGGTAATATAGTTAGATGTGGTAGTAGACAAACTGGAGCGTATGTTTCTAGTGCTGATAGACCATCACCATTAAGAATATATGTAAGAGATATAGGAACAACAACTATAACAACAAACCCTTCATCTTAAAAATATATATGGTGGAACTTGATGAAACGGTGGTATAGGATTGGTTATTATCGCATGTTGTGTAATATTTTTAAAGTATATTTTTTATTACCACAATCATAGATTCTATTAAAACCCCTTTCTTCCATTATTTCACGTTCCGTTTTGTTTTTATCAAAACCTTCTTTAACTAGAACGTCTTTTCTGTATTTAAATCTATATTCTCGTTTACCTTTATTAATATAGAAATAATTTGGTTTTGAATTATGTATGAACTCAAACCCTAATTTTTTATACAACCCACCTTGACTCCATCTTCTATCCGCATAACTAATAATTTCTTTTGGTTTATATGTTTTTATAAAATACTTAAGTAACTTATCAGCCCCTCCAATAACCGTTGTATCTAGTTTATTACAGAATCTAAATAATTCATATGCGTCTTCAATTGATTTATTTCCCATTGATTTTCTTAAACAACCAAATGTCATCAACGAAACTAACTCATCATTATAATATAAACCTATATTATATTTAGAATTAATACCACCTTGAATATGGTTATTGTTAAGAAATTCTTTAGCTTCTTTTGAAGATATCTCTTTAATAATACATTTTCTACCGTATATTTTGATAGGTGTTAATCCTAAGATATTCATTAATCTAGATTTAACTATATCTTGTTTATCTCTCCATTCATCTTCAAATATGTGAATTAATTGTATTCCTTGTTGTTCACATAACTCAGTTTTATTCAAATGGTAATTATTTATTGTAAATTTATCAGAATGCCAATATAAACCATCAAATTCGATTGCTAAATTATATGATGGGATGTATATATCTAATTCTAATGGTTGTATTATTTTTCTAGTGTTTTCTTCAAATAATAATTTTAATGAAGAAATAAATTCTTTAACTTCACCTTCTAATTTATCATAAACTAAACCACATTTAGGGCAACCTTTACCAGATAAATGTGAATAAGGAGCTTGTTCAAAAATACCATGCTCAACACAAATAAATTTTGTTTTAGTATGTGAATTAACATAATTTACCAATGAATAATCATATTTATCATTATGTTTTTCTTTGGCTTCATTAATAAATATATTATTAGATTTTATGCTTTTTTCTTTAATCTTTTCAATACCACAAAAGTAACAACCTTGACCTAGTAAATGTTTACTAGGGTTTTGTTCAAATTCACCATGTATCGGACATATTATTTTTACTTTTGTGTTTGCATTAACATAGTTTGTTTTACTATACACATATTTACTATCATGTATTAATAAAGACTTATTAATAAAATCTTCATTGGTTTTTGTTTGATTTTGATTGGCACATTTCTTACAGCTACTACCCTTTAAATGATTATTTGGTGTTTGTTCAAATTCACCATGTATTGGGCATATTATTTTTACCTTAATATTATTCTTTATATAATCAACATTATTATAATCATATCGTTCACCGTGTATTAATTTTGCTGTATTGATAAATTTTATTGTTTTACTCACCATACAAGTCTTTTGGTATTACACATTTATTTTTAATTATAGTTTCTACAAATGCAAACATTTTTAAATCATTAATCTCACAATATTTTTTTAAAATATTATGGGTTTCATCAGTTATTTTTAGGTTTTTATTTCGCTTTATTTCTCTTTTCATATATTATTTTATTATAAGTATGACAAAAATATGAAAAAAATATGATAAAAACAAATAAATAATAAAAAATTATTATTCTTTTGAAAAAAAGCTGAATATTTATAATAAAATTGAATAAAGTAAATAATAACAAAAACAAAAACAAAATAAAATTATGCCAAATCAAGTATTCGTAAGTCCAGGTGTTTATACATCAGAAAGAGACTTAACATTTATAACACGTAACGTTGGTGTTACAACTTTAGGTATGGTTGGTGAGACTAAAATAGGTCCAGCGTTCCAACCTATTTTTATTACCAATTATGGTGAATTCCAATCATTCTTTGGTGGTTTAGATGCTACTATCGTTAAAGATAATGGTGCACCAAAATATGAGTTACCTTATATCGCAAAATCATACTTATCACAATCAAACCAATTATTCGTAACAAGAGTATTAGGGTTTTCTGGTTTTGATGCTGGTTTGGCTTGGGGTATTGCGTTAGATGCTGCAATGGATAATACAACAGTTTTTGAAACAGCAACCAATGTATCATACGCACCATTAATTAGCTATACAGCTACATCTGCTGGCACAATTGTTACTCTTGTATCTACTGAACCTACAATCCAAACCCTTATTAATGAAGGTTTAATAAGTAGTCAATTAGCGTTCTTAGGTAATGCATCTGTCGGTGCTACAGCTAATATCTCACAAACATTTTATAAAAGTGGTTCAGTATTCTATGGTGCTAGTTTTAGTTTGTCAGTTAATGCTAATAACTTATTAACACATGGTACTTCACCTATTACTGGTACTACATCTGGTCTTGTTACTAAATTTAGTGGTTCTTCTTATTCTGATGTTGAAAATCAAATAATAGCGTTGTTACGTTCTAGAGGTTCTGTTGATACAACTTCTCAATTACCGTTGTTCGAAATTACTGGTTCAACTAATATTGGATTTGATTCTACAGTGGTTACATCTACTAATGACCCACTTGGATTATTTTCAATTAGTGGTACGTCAACTAAACAAGGTGATTTTGATTATACATTATCTTTTGATAGTACTAAAACTAATAAAATTACTAAAGTATTAGGAAGAAATAATGATGATGGTAATACAGCATTGTTTGTTGAAGAGTATTTTGAAAACTTATTTAATACACATAATAAATTAGGTAAGATTAGAGGTATTAAACAAGCGTTGGTGCCTTATGTTAATGATTTTAGTGATTATTTACAAGAATACCAACCAGCTATCACTCCATGGGTAGTTTCTGAATTACGTGGTAATAAAGTATTAAAATTATTTAGATTTACAACTATTTCTGATGGTAATGCAGCAAATGAGCAATTTAAAATCTCTATTGTTAATATTAAACCAGATACCAAAGAATTTGATGTTCGTGTTAGAAGTTTCTACGATACAGATGCTTCACCAGTGGTGTTGGAATCTTTCTCAAAATGTGTTATGGACCCATCAGCTAATAATTATATTGGTAGAATGATTGGTACATTAGATGGTGTATATACTTCTAAATCTGCTTATGTGTTGATAGAAATTGATGACACAACAAACAATAGTGATGCATTCCCAGCTGGTTTTGTTGGATATCCAATACGTGATTACCAAACTAACTCAAATAATACAGTTGTTAATCCATCTATGTTATATAAAACTAAATATGAACCATTTGAAAAGATAAATAAAATATTTTTAGGTCTTTCTAATAGTGTTGGTATTGATGCTGACTTCTTTGATTACAAAGGTATACCTCAAACTACAAACCCTAATGTATGGACTGGTTTAACTAACGGTTTCCATATGGATAATGCTGCTTCTGCTGTAACTATCGATAACGTAAAAGTAATAATTAATAATTCTGGTGATACATACTCACCAACGTTTAAATTTGATACTGGTAATTGGCAGTTTAGAACTGAATCTGGATTGATTAATGGTCCTTACGAAAAATTATACGCACGTAAATTCACATTTGTACCTTTCGGTGGTTTTGATGGATGGGATGATTATAGAACAAGAAGAACAAACACTGATAGATATACAATCAACGGTACTTATGGTGCTGCTGGTCTTTCTAACGGTACGACTTTCAAAAATAGAACACTTACTAGTGGAGATTTAGGTATCAATTCTGATTACTATGCTTACTTAGAAGCTATTTGGACATTTAAAAATCCAGAAGCTGTTAATATCAACGTGTTTACAACACCAGGTATTGATAATTGGGATAACACTAACTTAATCGAGGCTGCAATTGATATGACTGAAATGGATAGAGCTGACTCATTGTACATCATGACAACACCAGATACTTCTGCTGATGGTCAAATATTAGATGTAAATGAAGTTGTTGATAGATTAGATGGTAACTTTGATAGTAACTACTCTTGTACTTATTGGCCATGGATTCAAATAAATGATGCTGAAAATAACGTGCTTATATACGTTCCACCAACACGTGACGTAGTAAGAAACATTGCCTTGACTGACAACATTTCTTACCCATGGTTCGCGGTTGCTGGGGTTAATAGAGGTGATGTTGACGCTATTCAAGCAAGAGCTAAATTAACACTTGCTGGTAGAGATGTTCTTTATGAAAATAGAATTAACCCAATAGCTACTTTCGCATCTGATGGTATCAAAATATGGGGTAATAAAACTCTTCAAGTTAAAGAAACAGCTCTTAATAGAATCAACGTTAGACGTTTATTGTTACAAGCTAGAAAACTTGTTTCTGCTGTAGGTATCAGATTGTTGTTCGAACAAAACGATACTATCGTAAGAAACCAATTCTTAAGCCAAGTTAACCCAATCTTAGACAATATTAGAAGTCAAAGAGGTTTAACAGACTTTAGAGTCGTTCTTTCAAATGACCCAGAAGATTTTGATAAAAACCAATTGGTGGGTCAAATCTTCTTGAAACCAACGCGAGCTTTAGAGTTTATTCAGGTGGAATTTATAATAATGAATACTGGGGCTTCATTTAATAATATTTAAAATAACCCAAATAAAAATAAAAAACCCTAACTTAATAAGTTGGGGTTTTTTTATATACCATAGTTCCGCAATCATATATTCTATATATTTTCCTTTCTAGCATTATTTGATGCTCTGTAAGGTCTTTATTGTACCCTTGATTAACTAGTATTGATTTTCTAAAACCAAATCTATGTTTTCTTTTATTATTTATTATATAGTGATAATTAGGATTACTATTATGGGTGTTTATAAATTTTAATTTATTATATAACCCACCTTGACTCCATCTTCTATCAGCGTAGCTAATAATTTCTATGGGTTTATATGTTTTTATGAAATATTTTAATAACTTATCAGCTCCACCAATAACTGTTGTATCTAGTTTGTTGCAGAATCTAAGTAATTCGTATTGATTTGAGTCACCACCCATAGCTATCCTACCCTTACCAAATGTCATCAAAGATACTAACTCATCATTATAATACAACCCTAGTTTGATGCTTGAGTTGACGTTGCCTTGAATATGATTGGTATCTAAAAACTCTTTAGAATATTTAGGTGACACTTCTTTTACAACTGTTTTCCTAGCGTATATTTTATTGGGTGTTAATCCTAAGATATTTGATAGTCTAGATTTAACTATATCTTGTTTATCTCTCCACTCGTCTTCAAATATGTGAATTAATTGTATACCTTTTTTCTCACATAATTCGGTTTTATTTAGATGATAGTTTGATGGTTTATGTATTTCAGAATGCCAATATAAACCATCAAATTCGATTGCTAGGTTATGTGATGGTATGTATATATCTAATTCTAATGGTGATATTATTTTTTTAGTATTTTCAATATATACCACACCAATTGATTTGATAAACTCTTTCACTTCACCTTCAGATTTATCATAATTTAAACCGCATTTAGGACAACCACAACCTCTTAAATGTGAATCAGCTAATTGTGAAAATTCACCATGTTCTGAACATATAATATTTACATAATCTTTACAATTAAGGTAGTTAGATAATGAATAATCATATCTATTGTTATGTGTTAAATTAGCTTCTATTATAAACTCTTCAGTTGTTTTTGTTTTCTTTTCAGTTATTGATAACCCTTTGCATTTTGGGCATCCATTACCACCTAAATGATTATTTGGTGCTTGCTCAAATTCACCATGAATTGGGCATATAATTTTAATTTTATTTTTGCTATTTGTATAATTAACAAGTGAATAATCATATTTATCACTATGTGTTTTTTTAGCTTTTTCTATAAATAAAGTTGCATCCATAAAATACCCACTACATTTTGGACAACCATGACCTTTTTTATGTGTATTAAATGTCTGTTCAAATATACCATGTTCTTTACATCTAATCTTAATAGGTGTTTTTTCAGATACGTATTCAACCATTGAATAATCGTATTTATCACCATGGACTTGTTTTAATGCATTAATAACATCATTATTGTCTTTATCTCTACCAAAACATTTTGGACAGTTGCTACCACTCATATGAAGTTTAGCATATTGTTTAAACTCACCATGTTCACTACAAATAATGGTAACATTACTATTAGCATTTTTATATTCACATAAAGAGTAATCATATTTATCACCATGTATTTTTTTTGATTTTTCAATAAATTCTTCTGGTGATATTTTATAATTAACACTACATTTAGGACAACCTTGCTTTCTACTTATATGTTTTTCTGGTGTTTGTTCGAAAACACCATGCTCTGGACAAACTATTTTAACTTTCTTTTTAGTACTCACATATTCAACCAATGAATAATCATACTTATTAGAATGTATTAAAATAGAACTCTCTTTAAACTTATTTAATTTTTCCATATTACAAATATACTAATAAATATTTAATAAGTCAAACAATTAATTAATATTTTGTCATTATTAATAATGGTGATGTTTTTTTTTTATTTATGTAGATATTTATAACTAAACACATAATATGAAATTAAGGATAACTACAGAGCAATATAATGCTATTTTGATTAGAGAACAAAAAGAACGTTCTGATAAACAACAATTAACTGAAAATGTTCTTATGGGTTTTTCTAAGATGATTGGTGTTCCTTTGACTGGTAGAAACAAAATTGATGCTGAGAAAGCATTGGATGATAAAGATACTATTTTGAAGATTAAAAACACACTTGAAGATAAGGGTAAATTAAAATCATTGGTTGATTCATTGGAGGAAAAGGGTATGAAAGAACCTAATTCTAGGATTGCTAAAGACGCTCAGAAAATTATTGATGATTATAATGCTTTGGCTACTAAAAATGGCTTAAAAGACATGTTAGGGTTAGATGCGTTAACAAATCTTAATGATTTAGATAAATCAACTAAGAATTAATCATTATTTTCTTCTAATATACCATAGATAAATTCAATTATTTCTGGAATACCGTATTTTTCTTGCCATTCACCTTCTTTTAGGTTTAATGTATCATATTTTTTATCATATAACACAAAGAGTTCTTCACTAGAAAGCTTATGTTCTATGTTATTTTTAATTAGAATGGATTTAACCAATCCACATATCATTTCACCAGTAATATAGGTTATCCAATCACATTCATCTAATAGTTTATCCAAAGATTCGTTATATTGTGATAAAAGTTGTTTTTGTGTTATGTCTAATTTTTTCATATTTTAATTTTTTTACGATAAAGCATATTACCACAATCATATATTCTATATATACCTCTTTCTAACATGATTTCACGTTCTGTTTTGATTGGGTCAAATCCTTCTTTGATTAATATGTCTTTTCTATATTTAAACCTATATTCTCTTTGTGTGCCTAATATATACCAATAGTTAGGTTTAGAATTATGAACAAACTCAAACCCTAATTTTTCATATAAATTGCCTTGACTCCATCTTCTATCAGCGTAGCTAATGATTTCTTTTGGGTTATGTGTCTTTATAAAGTATTTTAATAGTTTATCAGCACCTCCAATAATTGTTGTGTTTAACTTATTACAAAACCTAAATAACTCATATGTACCATCGATGTTAGTAGCTCCCATTGATTTTCTTAATAATCCAAATGTCATAAGACTAACTAATTCATCATTGTGATATAAACCTATTTTAATTTTAGCATTCACATTACCTTGTATGTGGTTATTATCTAAAAATACTTTAGAATCTTTAGGTGAGACTTCTTTTATAACACAATTTCTACCATATATTTTATTGGGTGTTAATCCTAGTATATTTGATAGTCTAGATTTAACTATCTCTTGTTTATTCAACCATTCATCTTCAAATACATGTATTAATTTAATTCCTAAAGATTCACACAGTTCAGTTTTATTTAAATGATAATCATTATCTTTATATAACTCAGAATGCCAATATAAACCATTGTATTCAATGGCTAAGTTATGAGATTGGATGTATATATCTAGTTCTTTACCATTTAGTATTGTTCTATTGTTATTGGTAGGGGTTACGTTTAATGTTTCTAAGAAATTAAAAAGTTCAGTTTCTGGATAACTTAAATTACTTTTTAAACTAACACATGTTTTACAAATTGGTATTTTATTTCTAAGTCTATAATTTATTTCATTGTTGTTGAATTCACTTATGTTTTCACAAGTTTCACATTTAATTTTATAAAGACCACAATCATTATTTATTATATTTATATTTGAGAATTTATCTTTATTTTCAATTCTAATTTTAACTTTTTTAGATTGTGCTGGGTATTCAGTACCATATTTTTTAATAGAGCCTTCTTTAAATATTTGTTTAACTCTATGTAATTTCATTACATTATCAACACCGTATCTTTCTATATTTGTTTTTATTGTTTTTAATTTAATATCGTCAGACGAAAAAGGTGTTGAACCACCATATTTAACATTATTTGTTTTTTTTACATTTTCTTTATGTTCATTGTTTTTGTTTGTACATTTTAATGAACAATACTTACCATAGCCATTATTTAATGATTTACCAAATTTTAATTGGTTTTCACATTCTAAACATTTTGGGTGTTCTGTTTTGTTATTTAAGAAGTACCAAATTTTTTCTTTAAATGTATAATTTACCAATCCATGGGTATTAGAATAGTTTATAATTTCATTATATAAATCATTAAATTTATTTTTTAACTTGTTTTCACACGTTTTCCAACCAGATTTATTATCTGTTAAAAAAAAATTAGAATAATCAAGTTTATTTTCCATTTATAGATATTTATTAACAAAGATACTAATATTTATCTTTAAAACAAATAAAATAACACAAAAAATTAAAATTTTATAACATGAGTGACTTATTAATGAAGATGCCGTTACCATATGAACCAAAGAAAAAGAATCGTTGGTTAATAACATTCCCTTCAGATTTAGGGATTCAACAATGGTGGTTATCATCAGCATCAAGACCTTCAATTTCACAAAGTGAAGTAGAAATACCTTTCCTAAACACATCTACATGGGTTATTGGTCGATTTACATGGGAATCAATTGATGTAACTTTCCGTGACCCGATTGGTCCATCTGCTGCACAAGCAATTATGGAATGGGTACGTTTACATTCTGAATCAATCACTGGTCGTCAAGGTTACGCGGCTGGATACAAGAGACCAGTTGAACTTGAAATGCTTGACCCAACGGGTGTTGTTATTGAGAAATGGTTATTGGATGGTACCATGTTAACGAACGTTGCATTCGGTGATTTATCGATGGACGACGATGGTATCGCAGAAATAACTACAACATTACGTTTTGATAGAGCAATATTACTATTTTAAAATATTGATAATCAGAGATTTACAAAATACCATATCATAATAAAACGATATGGTATTTTTTTTTATATTAAATTTTCATTTATCCTTGTATACGTATATTTTTATCAGTATATTTGTATAAAAATAAAATATTATGGATTATAAAAATTTCTTCACTACTGATAATAAATCTGGGTGGAAAACTAGGGAGTCGTTATTAAAAAAAAATGAACCAAAAATATATGATGAATTAAAAATTTTCATAGTTAAAAATAATTTAAACGAATTACCATTTAAACAACAAGTTTGGCATTTTATTAATAATGACACTGAGATTAAAAAATGTTTAGGTTGTGGTGTTAATGTAGAATTTAGAGATACTCTACTTAAAGGTTATCGTAATTTTTGTTCTTTACCATGTGCAAATAGTAGTGGTTTATTAGAGAAAAGAGCGTCAGAAGCGATTAAAATTAAATATGGTGTTGATAGTTTTCCTCAACATGAGTCGTTTGTTAAAAAAGTTAAAGCAACTAAATTAGCTAAGTATGGTAATGAGAATTATAATAATATTTCTCAAACACTAATAACAAAAGAAATATTATATGGTGATAAAAACTACTCAAATTTAGATAAAAACGCTATAACAACTAGAGAAAATTTATTACTAAGGTTGCAGTCAAAAACTTTAGATGAATTATTAAATTATGGTATAAATGATAAACACATAACCCTTTTATGTTCTTCATGTAAAATGGAGTATGATATTTATCAAGGGTTATTTAAATATAGATGTAGTGTTAATGTTAAACCTTGTACTATATGTAATCCTATACGTGAAACTAACAGTATCCAAGAGAAAGAATTATTTGAGTTTGTTAAGGAGATATTACCTAACGAAATAGTAAATAATAAAGATAGAAGTATCATTTCTAATATTAAACCGTTAGAATTAGATATATACATACCATCTCGTAACATAGCCATAGAATATAATGGTTTATATTGGCATTCTGATAAATTCGAATCCGATTCTCACCTTAAAGATAAAACAGTTAAATGTGAAGAAAAGGGTGTTGATTTGATACATGTTTTTGAGGATGAATGGATTTTTAAGAAAGATATTGTTAAAAGTGTTATCAATAGTAAATTAGGGTTATTTGATAATGTTATTTTTGGTAGAAAGTGCATTATAAAAGAAGTATCACCTAAAGAATCCAAAAAGTTTTTGGATAATAACCATTTACAAGGTACTATTCCGTCTAAAATTAAATTAGGGTTATATTATAATGATGAATTGGTTTCATTGATGACATTTGGTTCTTTAAGAAAAGCTATGGGGTCAAAAAGTGTTGATGGGTCATTTGAATTATATCGTTTCGCTAATAAATTAAATACTAGTGTATTGGGTTCTTTTTCAAAATTGTTAAAATACTTTATAACCACTTATAACCCAAATTCAATTCTAACTTTTTCTGATAATAGATATTTTAGTGGTGAAGTTTATAAAAATAATGGTTTTGAATTTATACATAATTCAAGACCAAATTATTTTTATGTGATTAACAATAAACGTGAATATAGATTTAAATACAGAAAAGATGTTTTGGTTAAAGAAGGATTTGACCCGTCTAAATCAGAACGTCAAATAATGAAAGAAAGGGGTTTTAATAGAATCTATGATTGTGGTAATAAGAAATGGATATTAAAAATTAAATAACAATAGTGTTTTTTTTTTAGTTTTATGATATATTTATAGATAAAAGAATATGAGAAGATTTGACAAAAAGCATATAATAGATAAATCTAATTTATTGGCCGAAGAAAGGTATTTGGAAACAAAAGGTTTAATTAAAGAAGGTTATTTTGCTGACCCTATGTCTAAAGGTACTAGAATTAAATTTAATGGTAGAGATGCTGAAGTAATTGCTTTTGAAGCTAATCCACGTCAAGAAGTGTCTTACACTATTAAATATGATGATAATGGTGAGCAAGACCAAATTACTGGTGGCGATAAAAGAATAGAAATAATTAAATAAATAAAAAAGAGTATGAGAAAATCAGATAAGATAAAAAATTTTAAGAAGGTTAATTTATTAACTGAACAACGTTATTTACAATCAAAAAATATTATAACTGAATCTTCATATTATGGTATGGATGAAAGTGGTTTAGGTATTAGTGGTTCAGAGATTGATATTGAAGGAATAACAGATGCTTTGGTTGCAACTACATTACATGGTGGTGATGATAACACAGTTTATTTGAGAGCTAAAGATTCATTGGCTGATTCTAATGACCAAGTAAAAGGTGAATTTTACACTATGTTAGCTGACAAGATGGAAGCAAACAATTTAAGTAATCAAGCACAACAATATAGAAGTATTACACAGCAATTCAGTAATGGGGTGGAAGAACCTAAAGATGAATTAGATGAATATGATTATAGACGTTTTGACCAAAATTATGGTACATTAGAAAAAGATAGAAAAGAAAAAATAAACCAATTCGGTAAAGATAGACAAGCTACATATGGTATAAAAATGAAAGGTTTAAATACGGATTCAACTGCTTTTTTATCACCAAGATTAAGTAGCGATATATATTGTTGGCGTTTTAAAACACATCGTATACCAAATTTAGATGATAGTTTATCTTTTGCTAATAAATTGTATGCACAACAACAGAATAATGGTAATAAACCATTTTATACTGGAAAAGATGATGAAACTTATAAATTCTTTATGCATCAAGCTTATGATATTTTTGATATTGGTTTAAAAGGTGACTCAGCATTTATAAAAGGATATAAAGATATTGATTATGTTGAACTAGAATTTAATTTACCAAATACTTTAGTTAATTACAAGACAAATCGTGGTGATACTAATCAAGAAACTAAAGACATGCTTAAATTAGTTACAATCGGTACATTGGTTAAAAATAATGATAAGATTAACCCACCATTTACATATAAAGTATATGGAATAAAAACAGAATTAGAGTTAATACCTTCTTCACCACAAGATGCTATTAAATTAATTAATATTATAAAAGAAACAATTAAAAATGAATATAAATTTGAATTGAATAAATTATTTATATCAGATGTTATTATTGAGAAACAAGCTTTTTCTAAAGGTAACTTTAGGTAATAAATTATAATTAACATGTAATTAATATTAAAACCACTTTAACGAGTGGTTTTTTTATTTTATATGGTTTCTATTTACAAAAAACGTTTGATATCTATATTTATCATTAAAGTTATAACAAATTTAATAATAAGTTTTATATGGACATTAAACCCAACGTTTTTCCTAATCAACAACAAATGGAAGCGATTCAATCAGAAGAAGCTAAAAAAGCTGCTTTTGAAGCTGAGAAGGCACAAGCAACTAACGAAATCTATTCAAATGCTGCTACACCATCAGATACACCAGAAGGCCATTACAACGCAGTAGAAGCTATGAGAATTCGTACACAGCAACAACTTGAGGCTAAGAATGTATCTGGTAAAGTGCAACACCCAGAATTATCTGAAAAAGTTATTCAACGTGTTGAACAACCAAGTCAAGTTCAAGAAGACCCTAATGCTGAATTGTTAAGAAAAAGAGATGAACAATTAAGAATAAACCAAGAAAACATTTTAAGATATCAGCAACAAGCTAATCAAGCATCGGCTAGAGGTAATGATAATGTTGAAACTAATTCTGGGTTATATGAAGTAAATAATCAAACAAATATGAATCAAAATCAACAAAGTACATCGAACAATTATGTTCCACCAACACCACCATCAGTTCCACCAACAACCAATTTTTCGAGCTATGGTCAAAACCCATCTAACATAGACCCATATATCTATGAGATTAGTCAACCTAATTATAATGCTCCGTTTGATGTTATTCCTTTACCTTCTCAAGGTAAAATGTATCCAAATAAGAAGCCGAATGTAAAAGTTGCGTATATGACTACAGCTGATGAGAATATTCTTACTAGTCCTAACTTATTAGCTAGTGGTGAGTTCTTAGAGATTCTTATCAATAGAAAACTTTTAGAACCTAGTCTTAGATATAGAGATTTAACAGTTGGTGATAGAAATGCTATTATGCTTTGGTTAAGAGCAACTGGTTATGGTGAAATGTATCCAGTTACAATATATGATGAGAATAATAAACCATTTGAAACTGATATCAATTTACAAGATTTAAAAACAAAAAACTTAGGTGCTGAACCAGATTCTGAAGGATTGTTTGATTTTGTATTACCATTATCTAAAAACCAAATTAAGTTTAAGTTTTTAACATGTGGTGATGTTGATGATATTGAGAGAATTGTGGAGGATGAAAGAGAAAAGAAACTACCTATTGATAATACAACAACGTATACTATTGAAAGAATCATTGTTGATGTAAATGGAACAAGAGATAAAAATTATATTAAAGATTTTGTATCAACACTTAGAATTGGTGATGGTAAAGCTTTGATGGATTATATTGCAAGTATTGAAAGTGGCATTGACCTAAATATCAATGTGACGACCCCAGGGGGAGGGTCGGTCGCTACCTTTCTTCCGCTTAACATGCGATTTTTTTGGCCTAACAGCTAATTATAAAGTACCTTTATTAGAAGAGGTCTGGATTTGTACTCAACATATGAAAAACATGACGTATTCAGATGTTATGGCAATGCCGACCTACGAAAGAAGATATTACTTAGGTATGCTTACCAAGGATTTCGAAAGAAAACAAGAACAAATAGAAGAACAAAAAGAACAACAAACCACTAGTGGTGGTAAGGGGTCTAGAACGTCAAAAGTCTCTGGACAGCAATTGAAGACGAGAATGAATAATGGTGACATACCATTACAATAATAAAATCCCCAATATTTGGGGATTTTTGTTTTAATAGATATTTATAAATAAAATCAATATGAAAATTAGATTAACAGAAGACCAATATAAAGCATTAGAGAAGTTTATTGAAGAAGCCAGAGCTGCTGAAGCACCAGTTTCATTAAAAAACCTATTCAATGATAATCCAGAAGCTAAATACTTTACTGTTGTACAAAGACTTAAAGGTGGTAGTGATGATGAGTATTCTTTTCAATTTGTTGAACAAGATGGTCATAAAGGTATCAAAGATGTTAATAAAATGGGTAAAACCAAAGGTTGTGAGATTGATTTAAAACCAGATACAATGATTTATGGTAATACATTCTCAGTATCTTTTGGTAGTTGTGGTACTAGAACTATAAACAACGTTACATCTGTTAAGGTTTATGCTGACGAAAATACACTCAAGAGTGGTCAAGAGATGGATAGTATGGAAGTTGAGCACGAGATGAGTGAAACACCAGAAGGATTGGCTAATAAGTACTATGAAATGCTTAAAAATGTTGATATAGACCAAGAAATATATATTGATAGTAAAAACAAATGGGATGGTATTGTAATCGCTAAAAGAAATGATAGTATTGAGATTAAAATATACAAACATGGAATCCCAATAAATGAAGCTGATGATGATTCTGAAATGGAATGGAATGTAACCCCACCAAAAGAACAACAACAACAACAACAACAGAAAGCTAAACCTACTAGAAAGGGTATAGTATTGACGTTAGATATGAAAACAAATCCCTTTTATGTTGAAAATGGTAAATTGATGTTAAAAGGTGTATCATACGACAGTACAACAGAAAAGAAATCAGAATTTGTAGTTCCAGTTAAAAAGTTTTCGACAAATGCTGGTGATTTAAAAATACCAAGACCAGATAAATCAGAAAAACAAAATCAAGAGGTAGAACCAGAGGTAGAACCAGAGGTAGATAACCCAGAAGATGTTCAATCTGAAGAAGAATTAAGAAAAGAAGCATTGAGAGCATATGAAATGATTTTGAAGGATAAAAATTTAAAAGATGCATTTTATAGAAAACCAAGTTTTTGGAATTTGTTCATGTCTGAGTTAAAAGGTAAAAAAGCACCTGGTAAAGGTATATTACCAACGTTACAATTATTAAACCATTATAACACTGATAAATTAAATCAAGATTTAGGTGCTGAATTCATACAAGGTAAACGTATACAATTTTCACCATATAATAAACCATACTCAATAAATGTTGATGGTACTAGTTTTCAACTAAGTACTGATACTGAATACGAAGGTACTGTTAAAAAATTCAAAACTACTGATAATCATTATGTTATTGATAGTAAACAAGGTAATAACGGTTTTAAATTAATAGTTAAATCAAAAACAGATGCTGATGATGTATTTAAGTGTGAATTGATTCGGTATACTAGAGATGCTGAAAACAAGTTGCATACTTATAACTATAATGGTGATGTTTATATTAAATTCAGCAGTCAAAGTGATGGTTATAGACCAATACCTAAAAATCAACAAAAACCTAACTAATAAAAGATTTAAAAATTAATATATGGCGTTAACACCAGATGAAGTAAAAAAGCTTGTTGAGTTACTTAAAGAACAAGCAAGACAACAACAAGAGATAAATAGTGGGTTAGATGGGTATTTACAAGGATTAAAAAAATCTAAAGAAATACAAGATACAATAAAAGCTAATCGTGAGATAGAAGCTAAATTATTAGCTAAGGCTAGGTCTTTAACTGGTAGTGCTAATGCTCAAGCTAGAGCTGATGAAATTGAAAAACTAAGACTACTTAGAGGCCAGACAGAAGAGTTAGTTAAACAAGGTGAAGTATTAAAAGAACATCTTAAGGATGCCAACAAACTTAAAATTACATTTGCTGCGATTGCAGCAAGTACTCTTAAAGGTTTCAATGGGTTACCTAATTTAATTGAAGGTTCATTTGGTAAACTTAAATCTTTTGGGTTGTTCGAAATGGATAAGGCGATTAGAATGTCTGCCACTGAAATGGGTAAGTTCGGTAAAAATGCTAATGCTTTAAGAATTTCAATAAAAGATACAGCTACCACAACTAATAGTTGGGGTATGGGTGTCAAAGAATTATCCAAACTACAATCATCATTTAGTGAAGAGTTAGGTCGAACTGCTATGATGGGTAATGAAGGATTAGAATCAGTATCAGCTTTAGCTGCTGCAACTAGTTTAGGTGTTGAAGGTGCTGCTAAGTTAACAGCTGAAATGGACAATCAAGGGCTATCAGCTAAGCGTACAGCTGATTTCATGGAACAAACTATGAATGATAGTGCTAAGATGGGTATAAACACATCTAAGGTCGTTAAAAACATTCAGAACAACATGAAGATGCTTAACAAGTATAACTTCAAAGGTGGTGTTAAAGGGTTGGCTAAAATGGCTCAAACTACATCTAAGTTAGGTGTTGATATGAACTTTGTTGCTGGAATGGCTGATAAACTATTTGATATTGAAGGTGCTGTTGACATGTCGGCACAATTACAAGTTATGGGTGGTGAATGGGCTGAATTGGCTGACCCATTCAAATTAATGTATATGGCACGTAATGATATGGAAGGGTTGACTGAAGCTATAGGTCAAGCTGCTGCTTCTTCTGCTCACTTCAATAAAGAAACTGGTGAGTTTGAAATATCAAGTCTTGAAATGCATAGATTACGTAAAATTGCTGAACAAACTGGTGTATCTTATGAAGAATTAGCAACAGCTGGTAAAAACGCAGCTAAATTTAGTAAAATCAGAACTCAAATGAGCTTTAGTGTTGGTGGTGGTGCAGAAGGTAAGAAAATGCAAGAATTCCTTGAGAATACAGCTCAGTTGGATGAAAGTGGTAAAGCTTTTATTATTGATATGAAAGGTGATAAGAAATATCTAAATGCATTGGGTAGTAGTGGTAAAAAACTAATTGAAGCTGAAATGGCTAACCAAGCTACACTTAAAGAAAGAGCTGAGGCCGCACAAACATTTGATGAGAAGATTACCAACTTAATAAACATGGTTAAAACATACATGATGCCAATAGTTGAGGGTATTGATGGTGTTTTAAGACCAATTGTTGATGATTTATTTAAAGATGGTAGTGACTTTAGAGACGATTTAAAGGATTTAGGTAATTCATTAGGTGGATTTGTTAAAGGTGCTTTAGAAATGCTTAAACCTTTAGGTCAGTTAGCATTATATTTAGGCCCTAAAGGGTTGTTTGCTGCATTTGTCGGTGGAAAGGCACTTGGATGGATAGCCGATAAAATGACATGGATTACCAATGGGTTGCTATTATCTCAAGGGTTTAATATGGGTGCTAGTGGTAAGGGTGGTTTTATGAGTGCATTAACTAAGGTTATGGGTACTCGTATGGGTAAAGTTGCTGGTGGTGTAGGTGGTGCTGTTGCTGGTGTTGCTGGTGGTACAGCTATTGGTGGTGGTGGAAAAGGCGCTATGATTGGTTCTGGGATTGGTACAGCGTTAGGTGCATTAGGTTATGCTATACCAGGTGTTGGACTTATTGCTGGACCAGCATTGATGGGTTTAGGTGGTATGGCTGGTGGTGCTGTTGGTGGAATGTTTGACGAACCATCAAATGATGCTTTATTTGGTTCACCAGTACATGATGCTAAATTTAAAGGTAAAGCACCAGCATTCCCTAAAGGCTTAGGTAATGATTTTTCGAAGAATAGAGGTATAGTACAAGGTGGTAAAATACACCCTATTGATAATAAAGATGATTTATTGGCAATGAAACCTGGTGGTGGAATAATGGATGGTCTTATAAATGCTGGGAAAGATATGTTAGGTATTGGTCCAAAAAAATTACAAGTCAATTTTGGAGAGATACATTTTAAATTTGACGACCTAGTAATCAAGACTAGTGGTGGTGATTCTAAGAATATTGGTAAAGAATTGTTAAATACAGCTAGTTTTACAAGAGATATAACTAGAATGATTCACGTTGAAACTAGAAAGGCTATCAATGGTGGATGGGCAAATGGTTAATAATCAATAAATTAAAAAATAATTTAAAATTAATCAATGTTTTTCTTGACAACTGACTAAAATTGTAGTATTTTTGTATTATATATAATATATATTAAATAATAATATATATTAAATAATAATATAATTAATAATATATATATATATATAATAATATATATTATAAGTAGGGGGCTTTATGTCCTCTTTTTTGTTTTGGTATTTATTTTGAAAAAAAGTTAACTAGTTTAGTATTTATATATAAATAAAAATAGTTATGCCATATTTTGATTATTCTCAATATAATTATACTCAAGGACCTATAAGTGGTTCTTCAAATAGTATAAATACAACAGCAACTCATTTTGGCTTTAGAGATTTTCTATTAAAAAAGAATATAGGTGGTACAGCCTTACCTCCTAGTTTATTTTATAATATAAAATCAAAAGGTATTATAAGTCCTAAGATTGGTGAGCCTTACTTAGATGTATTTGTAAACAATAATGTAAATGTGGTACCAGAAAATTACCCTATACAAAAATACGGTATTATTTTTAAGAACATTGAGAATATCAATAATAACCAATTTAAGAATGAAAATTCAAATGCTGATACTTTAGTTATTGTTGAAAATCAACCAAAAGATTTAAGTGGTCTTATAGATAATGGTTATAGTAATATTAGTTTTGGTAAAGCTTACTTTCCGTTAGCTGGTACACCTTTAAGTTATCCAAAGAAGCCAGATAGTCCTTTAATTGATTCATATGGTATATTAGCTAAATCAACATTCGCTCAATTCACAACGTCATTAACAGCTAAAAACGTATATATCGTCTCAGACGCACAAAAAGACACTGGGTTAGGTATTGATAGTTTAAAAGTAAATCAAGACTTTAAAACAAGTCATAATGGTGTTACAACTGGTCAAGGATACGCAGATGAATACGGTAAGTTAAACCAAGGAAGTGGTGGGGCTATGGCTGCTGCCAATGTTTTAGGTAGTGTGTTAAATGGTCAAGGTATCGGATTAACTCAAGGTGGTATATCAACTAACTTTGATTTAAGAAGTTCATTGGTTGGTAGAGTATTGGGTGCTACTGGTACAATAAACGATACCAACTTAGGTAAAATAGGTGGAACCCAATTGGGGTTGGCTTTAGCTAATAATGCTGCATTCAATGTTCAACAAGAGATATTAGGTAAGTTAAATCTTCAAGATAACGTATTAAGTCTTATAAAAGGGAATGGATTAGCTGGATTTAGACCTAATTATCAAATTACAGTACCCTCTAGTGGCGTAGGAAAGTTTTTTAATGGTGCAGCTAAGATTTTAGGTTTTACACTCCCTAGGAGCTTTATTTCGAATGAAGGTTCAATTTTCGCTAGTGAGAATGGTAACATTGAAAATATTAAAAGAGCAAATTCTTTATTGAAAAACACTGGTAAAGGTCAATTTGTTAGTCTTATTAAAGGTGCTAAAGCAAATATAGAAGGAACAAGTGAATATGATAACCCAGAGAGCTCACCGTTTAGAAGTGGTTACGCACCAGGTTATGCCGTAGGTGATAAAGAAAGTCCAATTGATGGTGATAATATATATGCTTATTCAGATGGCAAGGGTCAATTATTTGATGTACTTAGTATTAAAGGTGTTATACCAGATTTAAGTTCTTTTAGAGGTCAAAAAACTTCTGGGTCTGGATTTTTAAGTCAAGACGCTGGTAATTTTGGTCCTAGTTATCCAAAGGATTATACTATTTCAACAATTAAACAGATTGGTTTTACATGGGGGTCAAATAGTGGTGGTACAGTTAACACTTTAAATTCTTATAGTGAATTAAGTGGTAATAAAAAATCACTTTTAGTTAAAACGCAAAAATTATTTAACGATAAAAACATGTTTAATATAATATCTAACAAAGGTGTTTTAAATAGTGTGAATAATTCTCCGTCACAAATACAAACAATAAACGCTGGCGGCATGTCTAAAGGTAGTGCTGTTATAAGTGGTAAATTATACAATCTAGATAACGGTGTTTATTCTGGTGGCACTAATTTAGAGGCTAATAATGTTTATGCAAGAGCTTGGACAACATTGGATAGGTATGACAAAGTATCAAAATTAATAAGACATAGAGGATTAGATGAAAAAGGTAAAGTACCTTATAGACATCAAATGGATGGTAGTGTATTAGACGATAACGGATTTGTTAAGATGTCACCGTATATTGATGTTGTTGATGACCCAAAGAAATACATGTTTTCAATTGAGAATTTAGCTTGGAATGACCAATACTATAATCTATTACCTTGTGAGAGAGGTAGTGGTGATTTATTAACTGGTAAGAAAGGTAGAATCATGTGGTTCCCACCTTACGATATTCAATTTAGTGAAAATAATTCTGTTGAGTGGGAATCTAACAAATTTATTGGTAGAGGTGAATCTGTATATACATATAGCAACACAGAAAGAAGTGGTAGTTTATCATTTAAGGTGGTAGTTGACCACCCAACCTATATTAATTCTTTTTCTGACAGAAGGTCTAAAGTTGATGATAATTATGTTGCTTCATTCTTTGCTGGTGAAATAGACCCTAGTCAATCATTTAGCAATACAATGACTAGCTATGAGTTAAATGAAATGTTAAAAGAATATACACCTACAGATGCAAAAATTAGTGATGAGTATTCAAAATTACCAAATGATAAATTAGTTTATTATTTTCCAAATGATGTTTATACATATTATGTAGAATACGAAAATGGCTCAAAAGACCTTGAAGATAAATACATTGCTGGTCAATTAACAAGTAAAAGAACATATAATACTGGTAAAGATTATAGTTTAAATGAAACTTTTAGTTTTGATGGTGTTGATTATTCAGATTTAACAAGTTTAGGTACCGCTATTGGTGATTTTTTAAATCAAGATGGTAATGAAGCTATAATCCTTAATGTAACTGGATTTGCTAGTATCCCAGGTCAAAATACAGCTAATGATGCTTTGGCTAGTAAAAGAGCAGATACTATTATTGCTATTTTAAAACCACAAATGACTGTTATAAAAAATATAGATAAAAGGATTAGAAAAATACCTAACACTCAAGAAAGTAGTGGTTGTGATGCTAGTGATAAAGACCAAAATGATAAACCATGTAAAGAAGCTAGAAGGGTTGAAATGTATTTTGATATTGATTATAATTTAATACCAGATAAAAAAGATTTTAAAGTTAAAAAAACTTCTAGAAAAACAGTAACAAAAAACCCATTTTATGGTGAATGTGGATTTTTTGAAAAACTAAAACAAGAAGATGGTTTTGTTTTTGATAAGTTTAGAGATAAGATTAAATATTTCCATCCAGCATTTCACTCAACAACACCAGAAGGGTTAAACGCTAGATTAACATTTTTATTACAATGCACTAGACAAGGACCTACATTAGAGGAGCAAGGTGCAAACAATTTAGCTTTTGGTAGACCACCAGTATGTATACTTAGGATTGGTGATTTTTACAACACAAAAATTATAATAGATAATGTTAGTTTTGACTACGAACCTTTGGTATGGGATTTAAACCCAGAAGGTATTGGTGTTCAACCTATGATAGCAAATGTTAATATGTCTTTTAAATTTATTGGTGGTTCTACATTACTAGGACCTATTAATAAGTTACAAAATGCATTATCATTTAATTATTTTGCCAATACACATGTATATGATGTAAGAGCTGATTATTTAGCTAAAGTTAAAAATCCAGCAACAGCTAAAAAAGCTAGTAGTGATTATGAATTACATAACACAGCACATAAGGATTATAATGATGACTTAAATAACGGTGTTAAAACATCAGACCCAATAGATACTGTAATACCAGAAATCGACCAAGTTGCTTCTAGCGATAAGACTACTAATGGTAAAAAAACATCTAAATTCCAAATGGAATATTTTTACATTGGAGGTATTGAAATGTGTGATATAGTTGAAACTGAAACTTCTTGGATATTAAGTGTTAAATTACTAGCCTATAGTAAGAAATCACTTAAATTAGTTACAGATTTAAGTGATTATAATATACAAACTATATGGAACAATAACGATGGTGTTAGTTTATCGATTAGAGAGTTAGATAAAAAATCAAACAATATTGAAATATACACCAAAAGAATTGAAAGAGCAACAGAAAGTTTAGAAGTTGGTGTCAGCACATTAAAAGATTATTTATTAAACTGTGCTAATTTTACAATACCTAAAAAAGTAAAAGGAGGTGAAGGGATAAGTGATACTTTAGGTAAAGAAACATTCATATTATCTGTTATTGGTAAAAATACACTACCAGATAAAATAAATAATGAAGAAACAGCTAGAATTAACATTAAATTAAGTTAAAAAATAAAAAATATGGCAGTATATTATGACCGTTACGGAAAGTTCAGAGAGAACGCAAATATGAAACCAGTTATTGGTGTTAAGATACCAGAATCACCATCTGATAAGAAGGTAGTTTACAAACAAGGACTCAGTAGACTTGACAAAATGAGTAATATGTATTATCTTAATCCATATAGTGGTTGGTTAATTATGCTCGCAAACCCACAATTCGGTGGATTAGAGTTCAATATACCAGATTTAACACAGATAAGAATACCTTATCCATTGGAAGATGCTATGCAAAGATACATAACAGAATTAAATAATCATATTTTATTATATGGCGAATAACAGAATTGGGTGTAGTAGTGGTAAAACAAAATTAATAGACCCTAATAATTTTTATGGTCAAAGTTCATCCAATAACATGTCCGTACCATTGGAAGATTTAACGATATCAGTTCAATTAAGTACAAATAAAAAAGGTAGAACAGTTTTAAGCAGTAATAATGGTGTAAAAACAACTCAAAATTCAAATAGTGTTAGAGTTACCTTTATTGAAGGTACAGAAGTTAATGGTCAAAAAGTATTAACATCAAAGTTTACTGATTTAACAACTGTATTCGATAAAGACACACCTAATAGTAGTAGTGAAAACTTAGGTATCACTAATATTGATATTGACTTTAACTCGTCTTATGCACCTATGATTACGATAAATTTTATCGACCTTAGAGGTAGCAGTATATTTCAGAATGAATCACAATTAAACAATAGTGAAAATAAATATTCAGTATTCTTTCAATTACCATACCCATTATATGAGTTAACAATAAAAGGTTATTATGGTAAACCAGTTAAATACTGTCTACACATGACCAAGTTTAATTCTAAATTTAATTCACAAACTGGTAACTTTGAAATTACAGCCAATTTTATTGGTTATACTTATGCTATGTTATCTGATATGCTATTAGGTATACTTAAAGCCATTCCTTATACACAAAAAGGTAAGAAAAAATATGCAGCACTTAAATCTGAAAACGAAAATACGTTAAACCTTAATGAATTAATGATTAAAATTGGTCAAATAGATTCAAACTTAAATAAAATTGGGGCTAGTGACCCAGATGCTGCTAGTTTATCTATAGTTGAAAGTATGATAGAAGATATTGCATTGATGAAAACAGCAATAAATGGTTTAGGTTCAAAAATTGATTATGTAACTGATTTAAGTGGTGAAGAAGCATATAGCTATATTGTAATTAAAGACTCAACAAAAATAACTGAAGCAGAAAAAACTACTGCTAAAACCGAGTATAACAATTTAATCACTGATACTATAACAAAATATAATAAAAGTAATAACAATGCATCTGCAAGACAAGCTATAACCATTTCTAATTTTTTAACTACAAGTGGTACTAAAATTAAAATGTACCCCACTAAAAGTTTTTCAACACCAGATGATATAACAAATAAAGTTATTGATAGAAAAGAATCCGATATCTCTGGTACTATTGTTATATGGGATATGACACCATTATTCTCTGAGTTAAATTTAAAAAAAAATGGGTTAGAGTTAGAAAAGAAAAGGTTACAATTAAAATTAGGTAACACAATTAAAAATAATATCACAAATGCCTTATCTTTTCAACCAACAGTTAGAAATATTGTCAATGTGTTTACTGATGCTGTTGAAGTATTTTTATCAGTTATTTATGACGTATCACATGAAGCTGAAAACCATCCAGATAGAGATAAACAGTTAAAAAAAGCATTTAAAGAAAATGGTAATTCAGATTTAAAAAATTTTGTAAAATATTACCCATGGCCAGATTATAGAGATAATGACGCTAATAAAGGTTATGTTGAAAAATACTTAGGTTCACCTGGTGTTTTAGAAAACCCTAAATTAGTTGATGAATTATTGTTTATTGATGATTTATATAATTCTTTTTTAACAGCTAAAAAGATTAGTGACGAAGCATTACTGGAACAACAACAAGGTAGTCTTTGGGTACCAACAAATCCATTTGATACTAAATTATATAACACAAAAGAACCTTATGCTCGTTTACCTAATAATGCTTCTGGTGATGATATTTTAACCTATATTTTAATTAGAATGATTACATTTATGGGTTACACACATAAACCTAACCTTGTCGATGCTACCAACACTAACACAATGGCAATTGCGGAAGCAAAAAGCATTATAGAAACTAGTTCATTAGCAACTAATAGTAAATTAAGTTTACAAAGTTCGTTTGGTAATGTGGATACCATAATCTCAAGTGCAATAACTAAAGGAATATTAGAAGAAGATGGAAGCAACTATAGATATAGATATATTTTTGGTGACACACCAACTAAAGTATTACCAATATCCGACACATTCAAAAGAGAAGATTGGGATAGTAGTTTTAATTTCTTAATTAACAAAGAAGAATGGGATAATAGTGTTTTCCTAACAAATTATACTAGAGAGGGAACTGGTCTAATACCTAAAAAATTAGATGGTGGTAAGTATATCGATATAATAACATTAAGTAGATATGAAAAGGCAACTGGTAAAAGTATAGCCCAATCAGTAGGTACCCCTACAAACCTTATAACTTATCTAGAATTAGCTGATAAAAAGGGTTATAGTATATTTAATGGTTTATATGCTATGCAAGAGTTCAAACATATGAACTACAACGATAATAATAACCCTAATAGGAGTAGTATGGGTGACTCACCATTAAGTTATTTATTTTATGAATACAAATATAATGGTTTAGCACCTCAGCAGTATGGTAATCTTTTAACTTTTGGAAGGTCTGATAACACTAAATCGTATCAGTATGATTTAGAAACACCAAAACCAAAGATTGCTGAATATTATAATTCATTAAAATTTGATGATTCTGGTAATCGATTACATAAATTAGGTGTTGAAAATAATAGATATCTACTCACATTTAACGATAATGAAAAAATTTCATACCCATACATAGAACAAATAGTTGAGACTAGTTATGGAAAATATGTTGGTATGAGTTTATTTGGTAGTAAATTGTATTATAAACAAAATGGCTCGAATGCTGAATTTAAAAAAGCTTTTTTATTTTTAAACACATTACCATTTGATGGGTACGTATTCAATGGTGGGGTTATTGATAATCTTTTCAATCAAACTGGTGGATTTATATACGCACCTAGACTTTGGTGTGCTTGGGTTGGTAGTTTGATTTGGAGGTCTGGGTTAAATGAACAAAACTCTAATTTTGGAAAAACAAATGCACAATATGACGACCCTATTGATTATCCGTTATATGATACTGGGAATGGTGCTATGACTACAATATATAAAAAACCAGCTAGGTATGAGTATTTTAAAAATAAAATTATGACGAATGACTCAAATAAACCAGAACATGATTTAGTCTATTATAGTGATATGTTTAGAAATCTACCTCAACAAGTTTTAGAATCATTTTATGGTATTTTTTATAGTTTTGTTAATTCAGAAGATAGTGAATATATTAGCTGGGACAGAATAAAAAATGAACTAGAATTAATTAACAATAAAATTGGGACTACTGATGAAACTAATTATTTTAGTACTTATTCGGATTTTTCAGTCATAGTTGATGGTTTATATAATAAATCATATTTACCAAATTATTCTAATACTGAAGTGATAACAACATTTAATAATGGTCTATACGATAATGAAAACACTTTACCATATAGAGAATACATTGATAAATTCATAAATACTAAAAATTACTCAATTATAACACCTATAGGTGAATTGGCTTCTAACTCATTTTATGGGAAAGGTATTAGACATAATGATGGGTTATTTTTAGAATTAAAAGGTGGTATGGATAACCCAGCAATAGAAAACGTTGTAAATGCCTTAAGAGAAGAAATGGTTATAGTTAACTCTGGTTTTGGTGCTTGGAATTTTGAAGACCGAATTAATGGTACGGTTAGACAAAATATTGTTGTATCAAAAAGTTTAGTTAAAACTTATTTAGATACAATGAAGGTTGAAATTGACAAAGAGATAAAAGATAAGGCTGAAACCGATAAGCAAAACAAACAAAATGTATTTGGTACTGATAGTGATGAGATAGTAAAATTACAACTATATAGAACATGTAAAAATGTGTATGATAAATGGATTGGAAATGCAAGCGATGGTAATAACGTAATATTTCAATGCGGTGGCGGAAAACCAATAAGACATACAAGTGATAAGTATATGGCTCAAAAAAGAGGTTCTAATACACCTAAATTAATCGATAGCTTTAGGTTTGTTACAAGGTCATTTAGAGACATAGGTGACGACTTCTTCGTCGACCCTAGACCAATAGGGACATATTTAACTGACAACCCAAATTCTAGCTTCTATGATGCAATTACTAATTTATTGGCGGCAAACAATTTTGATTTTATAGCTTTACCGTCTTTTATTAACTATAACGATAAAAAATCTTTAGAATCTATATTTGATACTTATACGTATGAAGAAGCAATAAAAGATGGTATATGTGGACCTAGTTTTGTTTGTGTGTATATTGGTCAGAAATCTAAACACTTAGATTTTCAAGGCTCAGAATATGAAAATGATGGTTTTGATATTCAGTGTTTACCAAGTGGTAAGATGAAAGAAACTTTACCAAAAGATTTTACAAACACTAGTAAGGATTACGAAAATGATGTTGCAGTATTTAAAGTTGCATATTCACAACAAAATCAAAATATATTTAAAGATATCATTCTAGACCAAAGCGAGTTTACAGAAACTGAAGAATCACTTAAAATTATTGATGACATATCTAAGACTGGTTCTGAAAACCAAAGACACTTTGGTGGTCAAAACTTATATAGTGTTTATGGTGTTAGAAGTTACAAGACTGAAGTTGAAATGATGGGCAACGCCATGATTCAACCTATGATGTATTTTCAGTTAGATAATATACCAATGTTCCATGGTGCTTATTTAATTACACATGTTAAACATAGCATCAAACCTAACTTTATGTCAACAAACTTCACTGGTGTTAGGGTTAGACATCCAGAAACTCCAATATTAGATGCGGCTGAACTATATATGTCATTATTGGAGAATATTGAAATTACCGCTACTAACACTTCAGCTTCAGCTGTCAGAACCAAAACAGTAGCTGAATTAATACCTTTAATAAACTTAGCACAATTTGAGGCTAATAAAAATGTAAAATATGTAAATTATTAATTATTATGAGTGAAATTAACAATGATTTTTGGAAGAAGATACAAAATAAAAATGAATCCTTCCCAACATTTTTTAATAATTTAGTTGGTGGTAGAGATAATTTCGCAAAAGACCATACTGGTAATGTTATTAGTTTAAAAATCCCAGATGTAACTACAGCTAATGCTAGACTTAATAAAATATTCACAAATGATAGAATCAAAGTTATGGTTGGTACTAGTGATATAACTATTTTACAATTTGTAGCTATGGTTACTATAATGTTGAATGAAACTGGTGGTACATTTGATTCGACAGTAAGCGAATTGGGTAGTTTAGCTTATATGTATCAGTATAATAGACCAGTTGGTAATGATTTAGGTAATATACAAGCATCTCTATTATTTAAAGATGCTGATTTTATGGAAGCCCATGATAAGCAACATTATAGACAAAGTGAACTTGGTTACGTTAACCCAACAAATTATCACAAGCCAATAAACATAAATGACCCTAACTGGGCTAAACGTGATGAGGTAAACTACCCTAAAAACGAACCAAAAGGTGTTACCAAATATGGGACAAAACGTAAAGAAGGTGTCATCACAAATTATAAACAAGGTGGTATAATTGCTGAATGTGATTTTTATAAATTTAGAGGTAGAGGCTTAATACAATTAACTGGAAGAGCTAATTACAAAAAATTTATGAATTATTTAATTAATAATAAAAATAGATTTAATGGTTATGTCAAAACTGTTATTGATAGTTGGAATTCATCAGAATTAGATAAAGAGTTAACTAAAATATCCAATAAACAATTAGATATACTGTACACAGACATTGATTTGGCTATCTCCATTTATGCTTCACATGCGTCAAATTCTATTTTAAAAAATATGTATACCGTATCTACTGTTTCTGAATATTTAGGGTTAGTTTTTGATTATGGAATATCAATAAGCGGTAGTGTTCCTTATGCTGAACTATACACAAACAGAGTTGTTCAAATACTAACTGCCATAACTGGTTGGAAAGTAACTTAATTTTGTTTTAGTAAAATTATTTTAGTATATTTGTACTATGATAGCAAATATAGTCTCAAAAAATAGTGTAAGTGTTTCACAAGATTTCAACTTGGTGGATTCAATGGATAAGATTATCATTGGTTTACCTACATTGATAATAGGTGTTGAATTAACTGAATCTTTATATCCAGATTTTGATATATTAGATAGATGTATTGAAGAAAACATTTATTGGACATTCAAAAAGACTGAGAAAAGAGATAACTTCAATCAAGATTTAGATTGGTTCATAACAAAGATATACACCGACCTAATCAATAAAGTTAATTATGTTTTTATCGATATGATTCAATATAAGAAACAAACTTTGATTAAAATAGTTAGAAAAATATATAACTTAGAAAACATAGTTACGTTTATACATAATGATATGATATACTTATACGGTGATAATATAATATTTGGTTTAGATTTAAAATTGGCTAAGTATATGGGTATGAATGTTGTTAAATTAAAAGATAAGATTAAGCGTATAAGTACTGACTTTTTGGGAGATGAAGAGATACTTATAGAATATAAAAATATCGTAGATATCTTAAATGGTAAAATACGAATTATACCTTATCTATATTCAATAAGAAATGGACAAAACAATATTACTAGCATCATTTATCTTCAATGAAAGAGTTGAATGGTTTTTAAATTATCTGGAAAACAAATTCAGCATTCCTAAAACAAAAGTATTTTGTTATAAGAACCTAGATGATGAATCTAAAATGATTATGACATTCAAGCTAGTAATTCCACAAAACAAACGTCTAAACTTAAAAGACCTATTCCCTAGTGCAATACCTATACATAAAAAAGGTAATGCGTTATACACAATAAATGCATTAAATATGTTAATCGACTCTATGAGTGGTGATAACATTGGTAATGTTGATTATGGTAGTGTTATCATAAATTGGGATGAATATCAAAACAAATTAATTTTAACAAAAGGAAAAGAGCTAGTATTTTTAAATATAGAAAGGGTTTTTTAATGTTTTTATGATATTTATATACAAAGATAACAATCAAATAAATTAAATTTGTATGAGTAATAACAATAATAAACAAAACGATATTAAAAACGAAGGGTTGGACTCAGCTCTTGATGGTTTTTTAGGTACACAAAATCAAGACCCAAATATAGATTGTAGTTCTGGTGTTTGTGTTATTAAAGGCGACAAAAGTCTTATTGAACGTATCAATAAAAAAATAATCACCGAAGACGGTAGACAATTATTATTCTAGTATTAAAATGAGTAGAAAACCTAAATTTGACCCAAAATTATTAAATGAAGAACTTAATAGATTCAAACTATTAGAAAACTATAATTTTTATACTGGAAAACAAGAATTACCAGAATATAATGAATTAATTCTAGGTGATAGACAACTAGACGAAGAAGAAGATGAATCACCAGAACAATCAGCAGATGATATATCTAAAGAATTAGGTTTAGATACACCACCAGCTGAAGATAATGGTAATGCCCCAGAAGGTAATACACCAGAAGCACCCCCAGCACCACCAGCACCAGAAGGTGATAATACCAGTGGCGATATGGGTGGTGATGATTCATTAAACTTTGGTGGTGAACAAGGCGGTGAGCTAGAAGCAGCTCCAGCACCAGTTGAACCAGCTAGCAACGATGTTGAAGTTGATGTAACTGAATTAGTAAAAGGTTCTGAGGAAGCAAAAGATGCTGCTGATAAAGCTAGCCAAAATTCTGAAATGCTTTTACAGAAATTATCTGATTTAGAAGCACGCATTTCTAGTATGGATGCTGTTAGCGGTAAAATTGCTGAATTAGAACAAGAAATAATCAAAAGAAACCCAACACCAGTTGAAAAATTGGAGATGCGTTCTTTGAGTTCATATCCTTACTCACAAAAACTAACAGATTATTGGGCTGACAAAAAAGGTGCTTATGATGTTATGGGTAATGAACAAAAAGAAGATTATACCTTAACACAAGATGATGTTGAGAATTCATATTCTGAAGGTGATGTTAAACAAAGCTTCACTGTTAAAGATGATGATTACGAAGAAGAAGATATCTAATCAACTATAAACC